AAGATACACAAATGATATAATTTGTGCTATAATTTATATCATGAGTTGTTGTATCAAAAGGCAACTTTTTATTAGAAAATTGGATATAAGGACAGTTTATGTCAAGGAAATAGAGATATTCAGAGAAATATCTCTATTTTTTTTATCATTTTTTGCTTTAGTGGAGAAAGGAGACGTGCAAATGAAACAGTATATCGGAATAAAGGTTGTTGCTGCGAGACCAATGACAAGAGGTGACTATAATATCTTTCGAGGATGGCAGATTCCGGCAGACGAAGATCCTGCCGATGAAGGATATGTGATGAAATACGAGAATGGACATGTGCAATGGTTGCCAAAGGATATGTTTGAGTCTGACTATAAAGAATATGACGAGAGTACCCTGCCGGCAACAGCTATTGGTATGGTAAGTTCAGATTACAAAGAATGTTTTCAGGCAGAGTACAAGCAGCTCAGAATTCGTTATGAAAAATTGAAGAGAATGCTTAAAAAATGTGATGAGGGAACATTAGAATTAGAACCAGTTTGTCCACGCAGTCTTTATGATATGCAGATCAATGCAATGTCAGAGTATATCGCTGTCCTCGAAGCAAGAGCATCTATTGAACGAATCAACATTAAATAATTTCCATGAAAGAGAGGTTTTTTATGCAAAAAAGATATCAATACTGTATGTCAGGTATGTTTGCTGCGACAGATCAAAATTATTACGAAATTAACATCCCATCTCCGCATACATATGAGACGGAAGAAGAAGCTATGGCAGATGGAGCTTTTGGATATCGTTTTGTTTTATTGCCTGGTGGTAAAGGACCACAAGTAGTTATATTTGAAGGATCTGGCTTTCGTCTGGTTTGTGATGGAAAAGAAAATTATATAAAAGACTGGGTTGAAGGAGATATTGTCGGAATATATGATTTCGATGAATTTACAAAAGCTGGTGGCTATATCCGCTTACTAAATCCAGAACTGGGAGACGATGTTTGTATTATTGAAGATTCAGACTTTTTGGACACAGATAAAACGTTTGCGGATATTTTCCCTAATATGGAACATCTAAAGCTGTATTATATCGATAATCTTGCATATTCCATTGATGAAATAACAGAAGGAGATAAATAATGGCAAAAACAGAAGAAACATTGATCATTGAAGATGTCTTATATCAAAACCTGTTTGGATCCAACCCATGCCTTGCAAGAGAGTATGGAACAAAGGAAGTTACCGTAACTCTTCTCAAGGAGAAAAAAGTAAAGGAAATCGTTGATTTTCTAAGCTATAACGCAAAAAAAGATGAATTTCGATGCTATGAGATTAAAGTCAGCATGGCCGATTTTAAGAGTAAGGCTGCCAAAACATGGATTGGAAATTATAATTATTTGGTTATTCCAAGAGAGTTATATTTAAAGCAATCCTTGTATGAATGGAAAGAACAGATTCCATATTATGTGGGTATTATCGTTGTAAACGTAGAGCGTAGATCGAAATGGGTTGCTAAAAGACCTTCACCAATGGAAGTATCTGCAGGAATGAAGTTTATGTTAAGACAGAGTCTAATCAGAACTTTATTTTATCAAAATGATAAATTAAAAAAGAATAGTGCTGCTAAAATAGAGCAGATCTGTCAAGAGACAGAAAAGTAACTGTTAAGTATCAAATAAAGAAAGGAATTTAAATTATGGAAAAAATCTTGAATTTACAGAGAGGATGGAAATCCAGACTATGGTTTGGAGAAAAAGCATTTGCATTATGTTTTGTGATATTTACAGCATTTACTGGTTTAGTAAGTGTTAATGCAGGACCTGGAGCATTGTATGAATCTCATACATTTCGTACAATTTTAAATGTCATGTTGACTGCGGCTGCATATGTAATCGCAATTGATCTTGTGTATAACATGATGTTTAATTTTTCCCAACGTTTTTATCAGTCAATCGTCATAGAAGAAGCAATCGCTATCATTCCATTTATCGTTGGATTGATTATTTTATATGTATTTTCCTGCGGAAAAACAGTGGCAGATTTAATGTATTTTAAGACATATGAGCATTTATGGGTGACATTTGTAATTGCTGCATGTATGATTCATGTGGTTTGCAGCTTTGTATTTCGTATGATCCGAAAGGATTACTATAAAAAACATCCAGAAGAAGAACCACATTATGGCACCATGTATGTATATGATCTTAATAAAAGTAAGAATGATGAAGGAGGAGATGTAGATGAAAAAATGGAAAGTGATTAGAGTAGAAAATGATATTGTAACGATCGGGATGAACAATGGTTCCATTAAAGAAGTTCGAAGATGTGATCTTGGATTTGATCCTGTTCTTGGAGATTTGGTGGAAATTTTCGAGAATGAAGATCAGATCATTGTGACAAAGGCAAAAAAAGAGCCTGAGAATCACAACGATGCTGGAATCAATATTAACATGACAAACAGTATTAACAATGCGTCTGATGTGGCAGCAGGAAATGGAAAGAAAGTAGTGAATAAAGTAGCTTACTGCTTACTGGCACTTTTCCTTGGTGGTTTCGGTGCTCATAAGTTTTACAGTGGAAAGACTGGGATGGGAATCCTCTATATTGTCTTTTGTTGGACAGCGATTCCAAGTTTTGTTGCATGGGTAGAATTGATCATTGCTGTATTTACCAAAAAAGCCGATGCAAACGGAAACATTGTTATATAAAGTATAAGAATAAAAGCCCCAAAATCTTAACGGATAACGGGGCTTATTTTTTTTGTTCAGAAGTTGGAATAAATTGTAAATAATAATTTAAAATATGTAATATTCCCACATAATTATAATGTTATTCTTGAAATATGTTCAAATAAAGCTAAAAAATATGGGAGTGTTACATATTTTTGCTTGTAATTTGTCAAGGTTATTGTATAATTAAATTATAACGAACGTTCGTACTAATTAATTTTGAAATGGAACAAAATGTGATTAGAAAGGTAACATTTTTACATGAATTTGGAAAAACAAAAAGAAAATTTCAAGAATCATAGGGCAATATTTAAAGATCTTGGAAACATAAAAATATTGGATTTCAAAAAGCCCAATAGTACAGAATACAGAATCCGCTTTCTATTTGAGGAAGATTATTGCAGATTACATATTTCTGGAGATTTAGGTGAACTTATTGCGATGAATTATCGTAATATGTGCTGGAATCAGTTTGATGATTTTGTCAATGATATTGATTATTTCCAAGAGAAAATCCTTTGTCATAGCCGACCGTTTTTTGTATATGATCAGGAGCAGGCAGAAGAAGATATCACAAAATATATAGAAGAACATAACCTTTATGATGATATTCTTTCTAATGGATATGACTTTTTATGCGACAAAACAGAGGTCATAGAAGCATTTTTAACAGATGTCCTTTGGGATTTTACTCTGGAAACCGGAATTGGCAGCAATGGATATGATAAATTTTCAGAAATCGATGGTGATATCTGTGACATTATTAGCGATTTTGGAAAAAGAGAAACAGGAATACTTGATTTGTACATGTTAGCTTTCAAATTAGCAAAAGAACAGCTAAAAATAAGCAAAGAAAATTAGGAGGAAAGATTATGAATTATGCATGGGATGCAAATAGAGATGGACAGAATTATTCTGATGGTTTTAAAAGTATAGAAGAATGTGTTGAAGATGCCAAGGGTTTTGGATGTAAAGTTGGAGATGTTACTTACGTTGGAGAAGCGAAAAAAAGTACCAATAAAAGGAGTTGATTTAGGAAATGTGTTAGAAAGTATCCATGATGAAATGTATGAAGAAGTTGGAGAACTTGCATATGATTGGACCATCGAATATCCGAATCATGATAAGAAAAAATATTTGGAATATCAAGAGAAGCTAAAACAATTGGTCATGGACTACCTCAAAGAAATTGGTATGGAACCGGGATTTTTTCAGGTCATTAATACAAAGCCAGTGGTAATTAAGTAATGAATACACAGTGATTTAACAATGGTTAAGAAAAGTCCCCTTCCTCTGTAGGTAGGGGATGAATCTGAAAAGTAAGAATATCAAAGAAAGGAGTAAATATATGCATCTTGGGTTCAAATATCGGGTTTATCCGACAGAAGAACAGAAAGTATTCTTTGCTAAAAGTTTTGGCTGTTGTCGAAAAGTATGGAATCTTATGTTAGCAGATAAAAATAACCATTACAAAGAGACCGGAAAGACATTACATCCGACACCGGCTCAATACAAAAAAGAATATCCATTTCTAAAAGAAGTGGACAGTCTAGCACTGGCGAATGTACAGATGCAGTTAAATCGGGCATTCAAAAACTTTTTTGAAAATCCGAAAAACTTTCGGTTTCCACAATTCAAATCAAAGAAAAGAAGCCGAAGATCTTATACGACAAATAATCAAAAAGGAACGATACAGATTATGGATCATGGGATCAAGCTTCCAAAGGTTGGTATGATTCATGCTATTGTGCATCGGCTGCCCGGACCGGAATGGATCATTAAATCTGCGACCATATCACAAAAAAGTGACGGTAGCTATTATATCTCTCTCCTTTGCGAAAAAGAAGAAGAAGAGATCACTCCATTACCTGTTTTTGATGAAAAAGTTCTTGGACTGGATTACAAGTCGGATGGACTGTACATGGACAGTAACGGCAGATTGGGAGATATGCCAAAGTTCTTTCAGAAGGCACAAAAGCGACTGGTAAAACGACAACGAAAGTTAAAGAACAAAGATATTCACAGTAAGAACTATCAGAAACAGTTAAAAAAGATTGCAAAACTATATGTACATACCGCGGATCAGAGAAAAGATTTTCTACACAAAAAATCAGCTGCGATCACCAAGCAATATGATTATGTTGTAGTAGAAGATCTGAACATGCGGTCAATGGCAAACAAAGGTTTTGGTAATGGAAAGGCTACTCTGGATAACGGATATGGGATGTTCCTTACGATGTTAGAGTATAAATTACATAACAAAGGTGGAAAACTTGAAAAGGTTGATCGATGGTTTCCCTCCAGTCAGTTATGTAGCTGCTGCGGTTTTCAAAATCAAGAAGTGAAAAAACTGAACGTTAGGACATGGATTTGTCCAAAGTGTGGTAGTATCCATGACAGGGATCTGAATGCTGCGGTCAATATCAAGAACGAAGGGTTACGCATCTTACGATCCGCAGCCTAAAAAATAAAAAAGAACAGTAGGAATGGGATAGTCCAAACTTTCTTCTGATCATCAGAAGGATACGCCTATGGACACGAGGGGAAAACTGCTCAGATGAGTGTGATAATAACCGTTGTGGTAGAAATAGGAAGCTCCAACTTCTTTAAGTCGGAGTAGTTCACTTGAAACGGTTAAGGAGAAATTTTATGGATAAAACAAATACAAACGAATCAACAAAATTAGGGAAAAGATTAAGACAGTTAAGAAAAGAATATTGTATGACGCAGGAAAAATTAGGTCAAAAACTTAATCTGAAAGCATCTACAATTTCTGATTATGAAAATGATATCAGCTTTCCAGACAATGAAAATCTGATAAAGTTAGCTCAAATCTTCAAAGTAACAACGGACTATCTTCTTGGAGCATCTAATATCCGAGATCGGTCAATTCTGACTCCGAAAGATGAAAAAGATATCTCGAAGGATTTAGATAAAATCAAAGAGCAGATTAAAAATCAGGAAAATGTAATTGCCAATTGTGATGGAATTGAAATTACAGAAGAAGATGCCGATTACTTAATGAAAGCAATCGATTTAGCTCTTCATCGAATCAAACAGAAGAACAAAGAAAAATACACGCCGAAAAAATACAAATAAGAAACAATAGAAAGTGATGATGCTATGACATGTGATATAGATTTTGATAATGTGGGTAATACCTATTTTGAATAAAATAATGATACATCTGTTTTGAGGGGAGGATTAATATGTTACATATTCTACAAAAAGATAGAATGGTATAGGAGAAGATTAAAATACTATGAGATGTGAATATTGCGGATATATAGGAGAAAAAGAAGATTTTGAAGAAGGAAAAGACGGCTTTTGGTGTCCTATGTGTGATGGAGTTTTATATAAAGAAGGAAAAGAAAGTTTTAGCCAGACACATGTTATCTTAGAACAGTCAAAACTTAAAAATTCAACACCTGTTCAAAAATCAAAGTTAAAAAAAAGATTGTCTCCACTTCGCTATCCTGGTGGAAAATCAAAGCTGATTGATCAGCTGCTACCATATATTCAAGATAAAGAATGTTTCGTAGAAGCATTTTGCGGAGGATCAAGTTTGGGATTAGCTTTGTTAGATGCTGGTAAGATTCATAAATTGGTCTTAAATGATCTGGATCGTAATGTTTACGCATTTTGGAAGATTGTATGCAGTAATCAATACAAAGAACTGAATGATAAGATTCTGGAATACTCACCAATCAAAGAAACATATTTTGCATATCAGGAACGATTGAAATCATCGGATTTATCAGATCTTGATCGTGCATTTTACTTTTTAGTAATCAACCGGTGTAGTTTTTCCGGCATACAGATGGCAAATCCAAAGTCTGATATGAAAGATCGATGGATTCCTAAATCCCTTACTGAACGAATTAAGAAAATTCATTCCATGAGTGATTACATTGAAGTCAGAAATAACGATGCAATGGAATTGATTGAGGAAATGTATTGGAATCCGAAAAATTGTATTTTTATTGATCCACCATATATCGAAAAAGGAGATCAGCTGTATCCAGTTAAATTTCATCTTCATCAAGAGTTAGCTGAACTGATCACAGATTTATTAAGAGAGTTTCCCGGCTGTGCAGACTTGTTGTTAACTTATGATGATCAAGAAATTTTGCATCAATTATATAATCAGAATCACATTGGAATACATATTATAGGTAGAAATTATAGTTGCCGCCGGTAAAATAGAGAAAATTGTGTGAAGGAGAACGTTTATGACAATAGCACAGCAGATTGCACATGACTTTTTAGCGAGTATAGAAAAAGTATGTGTCGAAAATAAAATAGATATTGGGTCATTAGAAACAAGTATTATTTATGACAAAGGAGCACAAGCAGGAATAGCAGTAAAAGATGCAAAAGCAGGAATAATTATTGCATCTATGAATTACGACTTAGACGAGAAAAGTTTAAAAAGAAAGAAGAAGGAAAAGGAGCTAGAAGACTATTGTATTGAAAGAATATGTCCTATTTGCAATTTCAAAAAACAAACTCCTTGTATCGTTAATAAAATTTGGAATGAAGAAGCTGTTGAAGAAGCTGTTACAGATGAGGAAATAGAGGAAGCCTATAAAAAGATGTTAGAAGATAAGAACAAAAAATGTCAGGAGATTTGATATGGAGCTAAAAAAATTAGATATGGACGACATAAAGAGAAGAATCCTATATGGACTGATCATTCTTTCTTTATTGCCGCTTATAACAATGTTTTATATAAACCTGAAACAAGATAAGTGGGAAACGGACCGGAATTTCTATGGGAAAGAAATCTCGGAAGATCAATTGAAAATCACTCAAAATACATATCAAAAATACGAGTGCAGCTCAAAGAAGATTACAAAAAAGAAAGAGCTGGGGAATATGAGATATTACTACCGTGATAAAAATCATATAAATTTTGAGGCAAATGAAGAAGAATACAATAAATATATTAAAGATTCCGATATTTTTTATGTATACAAACCAAAATGCCAGATCAGTTATCATTCTGATAACGGAAAATTAACAGCTGATTTTACTGGGAAGAAGATATCTTTTGAACCTGGAACATTTAATAGTGCAGAATTAAGATCAATCACAAAACTTGTTCATCAAAAGAGTCGGTCAAAGATTTTTTCTACATATTCCATAAGTGATGTTAACAAAAGATATTTAAACTCAAATAATATAGCAATAATAATTGGTCGTAGTTTAATTTGGAAATTTTTTGATTCATCAATATATAACCATCCATACAACAGCAAAGGAGCTATTACTAATTTTAGAATTTCAAGTAAATCAGGGAATGGAACAGTTCATGGAAAAAGTTTGATAAAATCTGAAAAATATGATCGTTTATATCATGATTTTGTTTTTTATCAGATGCCAAAAGCAAAATTTACGAGTGTAAAAGATCGTTGGTTATTGTTTTCTGCAGAATTAGGGGCTGGTTATCTACATGGATATTACATAATTTATTTTATATTTTTTGCAATTTTATGGTTACCAATCTGTCTCGATCAATTTTTAACTGTAGATAGTGCAACAAAGAATACGGTGATATGTTTTGAACAAATGTTTGTTATTGTAGCATGGATAGGACCATTTAACAGAATAGGAATTATATTGTCAATCATAACTATTTTATGCCTTTTATTTTTCCCATATAAGAGAAATCCTTTTTATGATCTGCAAAAAGATGGAATAGATATGATGAAAAAGGATTTCGGAAGTTTTTTGGACAAGTAGATCATATAGGCAGATATAAACGAATTGATCACAAGTTAAATGAAAGAGGTTTTGAAGAAAATGAAAATAAAATGTAGTAAAAAATTAAAGAAAACGCATTTGAGTGATGGTGCTTATAATTTGCTAATCGAAGCTATTGTACTATACGGCTTATTAATCAATCTTATAACATGTGCATTTTTTGCGGATTATGTAGCTATGATTCCATTAAGAGCATTGGTGATTGGATACCTGCTCATTTCAATTATTGGAATAGTAATGTTAACCAGATATAAGGCTGTCCTTGTAAAATTTGTTGGATATAACATGATTGTGATTCCATGTGGAATAACATTATCAACCATCATCAGTGATTATGCTGGTAGATCTGATCTTGTATTGCAAGCATTGATCATTACAACTATGATCACTTTTTGTATGATTACTCTTAGTTGCATATTCCCAAAGTTTTTTGTAGGTATTGGGAAAATGCTTTTTGTAGCATTAGTAGGAGTTGTTATTGCATATGTCGTATGCTATTTTGTCGGATTAAATACAGGAATTATAGCATGGATTTCGGCAATTATTTTTTCCTTATATATTGGATACGATTTTGTTTCAGCACAGCAGGCTAAACATACAGTTGCAAACGCAATTATTTACGGGGCTGATATTTATTTGGATCTGGTCAATCTTTTTGTTGAGATTTTAAGAATTTTAAAAGATAACGATTAATCATTATATGTCAAAATAAGATAGGAGAGAAAGATTATGAGTCAAAATACGAATAAGCAGCATCGAGAAATAAAAGTAGTTGTGAGGGATTTTACGCAGCAGGGAGAAAGAGATAAAGTAAGGGATGAACTAATTAAAAGTGGCTATAAAGTAGTTGTGAAAAATTTTACAAAGGAAGAGAGTCACGGAGAGTTTCGAATGTCTGAAAATGAAGATGTAGATATTGACTCAAAAAGATTTATCTGATTACGAAAATGAAGTTCTTATAGGAGAAAATTTATGAAAATGAGAAAGAAAGAAGTCGTTAAAATGTTAAAAGAAATGCAAAAAACTGTATATAATTCTGTTATGTTTGAAAAAGCCGGACCCCAGCAGAAATGGATTATTGAAAACCTGCTTGGAAGTGCAATCGCAGAGTTAGATGAGTATCCATATGCGATTGGACTCAAAAATAAGAATTTGATCGAGTCTAAAGTGGTTCATCCAGAAAGCGAATATGATTACGTTGATAGATTTGATGATGATGAAACGGACTACTTAGATTATGATTGCAGGTATTCACTTTTTGAACCAAATACGAAAGAATCAAAGAATATTTCTGCAAAACAGGAATGCATGAAAGAAGGTATCGTAAAAAAGATTCCTTTTCTGCTCACAAAGGAAATGATCGCTGTATGTATCAATCACTCAAATACTACATACGCCAAATTCATCTATGAAAAAACGGATGATGGAAAGACCAAAGTAATTTTATATCCAGGCAATGTAAGCTTCGTGGTCGAAATAGAATCATTATCTATGTCATCTGATATTAGAAAAGCAAAAATTATATTTTCTTCTCTAAAAGCACAGTATAAAGACATGAATGAAGAATTATTTAATGAAATTCAGGAACGGATTATTGAACGATATATCAGGCTTATGGCATGGGAAGAAATCGAAAAAATAAGTACCTTAAATTTTCATGTAAGAATGCGAGAATGTGATCTGCTAAAATTATATCAATATTATATTTTTGATCGTAGCCGGCAGCGTCTAATAGTAAATGCGAAACCCTATGATAATGATCAATTATATGTCAATATCCTTGGAAATAGAATTAATTTGAATGATATATTAATCGGAGATCACTATAAGTGGAATCCTGAAAAATTTCCAAAAATTTATGATGGATCATTTAAAGATTTTTTAGAATCATTTGATTTTGAAGCAAACGGAATTTGTCGTGTTCATGATTCTATATATGCAAGTGATGAAAATGACATTCTTATTGGAAGAAAAATGAAATCTGTAATTGATAAATTATTCTAAAAAGAGAAATCAAAGAAGAAGTTGTTTTCAAAAGAAACAGCTACAAAATAGTTGTAAGAGATTTTACAAAGAAAGAGAATCACGGAAGGATTTGCGTGTTTGAAAAGGAGTGATGATAGTGAACAATGCACAATTAATGAGAGAATTGAAAGAATCTGAGGAAATTAAGCAAGTTATTAACCATTTAACTCAAGATATTATTGATCTGTATCATATCCAGATACCAATTCAGGATATTGATGAAGCAGTTAAGATGTTTGGCGGCCGCGTGGAAGAAGATCGAGAAAAATACTGTAAATATTGCGATTTTATCAGCAAAGAGAGAGATTCTTTTGCAATTTATATTTCCCCATATTATAAATTTGAACGGAGAAAAATGATTATTGCTCAACAGTTAGGTCATTTGTTCTTGCATATGGGGTATCAAACGAATCATGATCTTTGGAATCATCAAAAAGAAGGGCGGTTCCAAGAGAAGAACGATCCTGAACAGGCACGGCAGGCAAATAGTTTTGCATTTGCATTGCTTATGCCGGAAAAAGAGTATCGAAAAATGATTGATCTTAATTCCGAAGGATTGCTAGTACAAACGAAAAATATTGCAGAGTATTTTGGAGTATCCCTGGCTGTTGCCGCTCAAAGAGGTAGAGGACTTAATATTTTAACATAATACTAGCAGAAAAACTCCGTTTGTAAAACGTAAAAAGGAGAATCGTATTTATGAGTGAATTCATTAAAACATTATTTGAAGAAAAAGAAAAGCTTGACGAAATATGCCATATTGAAGAGCAACAACGAAAGAAAATCCAGAAACATCTGGATACATTAACTGATGATCAGGTTAGGGAAATGTCATTTGAGGATAAAGTATTATTAAAAGAAAAATATGGATTTTTTATTGATACTAAATTAGTCAATCTTTTACATAGAGAAATCAAAAATGGATTAATTAAAGCAAAAGGACCTGCCATTCATTATCCTTTCTTGAAAGGACTTGTTTTTTTAACAAAAGAACAGATTTATGATTTAGATGAATTCGTTAATCAAATGAGAAACTTAAATGCTTTAACTCAAAGTCTGGCAAACAGAAAATTGAATGACACATTAAAAGAAACGGCAGAATATGAGAACATAGAATATAAAGAAATGACATTAACAGATGAAAAATGGAAGCAGATTGTTGATTTACTTGTACAGCATAAGATTGGAAAATGTATGTTGCATATAGCTGTTAATGACTGTGGCGATACATGTTGGATTGATCGCAAACAATATGAGAAAGTAAAATCTGGAAAAGCTTCCGAAGACGAAAAAGAAGAATTGTATGATCAAATTTGGGGTAATACCTGTGGATATTGTGAAATATCTACAAATTGTCAAGATTTAGAATATTGTAATTTTATGAAACAAATTAAGATTTGTGGTTTTTCCTTCATAAAAAATGATGTCAATTAGCTCGTATTAAGCATGAATCATAGAGATTGAATTAGAAAGAAGGATTTCTTATTTATGACGAACAAACAACAGTATGTGGAACGAAAGAAATATAAAAAAGAGCAGATTTATGATGCAATCGCAAAAAGAATTAGAGAAATTTGCGATCTTACTGATTCAGTAACTTCTGCAGAGTGTCTTAAAAATACACTGCTTAGAATGGGTTATGAAATAATCTGTACGAATGATATAAGCAGATACAATGATCGCTATGAATTAATACCAAAGTTTGATAAAACTTATCAAATTAAGGTTCCATTTGTATCGAGAGAAAAAGAAAATATGCTGCTTGCACGAGCTTTGTGTGAAATACAAACAGGTATACATAATGATATGGAATGTAAGATTATAGCAAGAAGATTATTGATGCCAAAACAAGAGTTTTTAGATCAAATCAAAAAAAATGAAGATGTTTCTGGACGAGTTAATCTTACCAATATTGCCAGACATTTTTGTGTAGATGAATCAGTTGTATCGTCATTGGGTGTGGACCTTAATCTTTTAAGTATTTTTTGATCAATAACAAAAGGACTTCAACCAAATAGTCAAAGTCCCTTTGCTTAATCCGGAATGATCTCTATAACATCCTCTATTTTACAATTGAGATAGAGACAGATTTTGTCAATTGTCTCTAAAGAAATGTATTCTCCCTTAGACATTTTTGCGAGTGCATTTGTCCCAAATCCAATGTTTTTTCTAAGTTCGGTTTTTGTCATTCCTTTTTTAGTTAACGTTGTAAATAATGGTGTATAACTTACCATAATGCAACCTCCTATGTTTGTATTATAGCATATTTTATTTCAAAATCAAAATAAAATATCTCGAAAAGCAAATATTTCTATTGACTTAATATCTCGAAAGTGATATATTATATTTAGAAAAGCAAATAATTTATCTCGAAACAGAGATATATATTTATGAGTAAGGAGAATGTAAAATGAGCGAAATTGAAGTAAAAATTAGAGACGATAAAGCAATGTTATATACACCATATAATCCAGAGTTTGTTAAAAGGATTAAAAAATTTTCAGATGCGAGATGGAATTCGGGCGAAAAATGTTGGACGATTGATGAATCAAATCTGGATGCTGCCAGAGTGATTATGAAAGAAATCTACGGATATGCAGATAATGAAATTAATGAAAAGGTCACACTCAAAATTCATGTAAAGGAATCTGTAAGTAAAAAACATGGTGACGTAATCCTCTTTGGAAAAATCTTAAGTCATGCAACAGGTCGAGACAGTGGAGCACATCCCGGCAGTGACGTAGCCTATATTCATGGATCAGCTTACAGCGGTGGAAGTGCTAAGAACTGGGAGAGTGTAGTTAGTGAAGATAGTGAGATCTTATTACATAATGTCAATAAAAATCTTTATGAGGAATATCTTGAGAATCCGCAGGAAGAGTATGAGATAGAAGTTGTAACAGACAGTATTGACTCTGCTGCCTTGAAGCAAGAAAAGGAACGTTTATTAAAAAGAATCAAAGAAATTGATCATGTATTGAATTGTGAGGGATAAAAATGAGAAAGACATTTGTAGTATTTATAGCATTTATAATGCTGTACGTTGTAGTAGATCAATATGATACTTGGATGAGCTATAACGAAATAAAACAATATTATACGGATAATTATACTTTTATCTATAAGCAGAAAACTCTTTCAAAAAGTCTTACAAAGCAGTTTTTGCAACAATTAAAAGGACAGTCACATATCCATGGATCTAAAGATAAAGATATGGTTTTGCATCAATTTAATGATTCTGAATCCGATGATTTTGGACAAATTATAATTCAAATTGATAAAAAAACGAAAACCATTTATGCATTTAGAGTGAAATCAGGATCTAAAGAATATATAGGTACACAGATTGCTTATCAGCGTGGATATAAGATATTTCATAACGATAAAGAACTTTCTTCAAAGAAAGACATAAATAAAGTTTTAGATAAAATGGAAGATGCTGATAACTATATGATTGAAGCGAATGACAAAAATAAAACACTAAATATCATAGATCCATAGAGAAATCATGGAAAGTAGTATTTGGTGTATGACATTTATGGTAGAAATGGAGAAAAGATTATGTTGTTAGACGAATTAAAGATTGAACAGGATGATTTAAAGGTTGGAGATGTTGTATATACATCGCATCATCCTAATATAGGAGTATGGGTAAGTTTCCGGTATTCAAAAATGCGCAAGGAAGTGATTCAACGGATCACCCCGAAACGAACAAAAATCGTAACGGACTATGGAGAATATACGAATCGTGATCATTTTTATAGAATGACCGATGAATTGAAGAAACAGTCGGAGATTGCAGAGGCAACAGAAAATATCTGTGATGATATTGCTAAAATTGATCAATTTATTAAGAAACACAGCTATAAAGGGATTCATGATGAAGATATGTTAAATGTCAAAAATCATATGAATGCTGTTCGTAAAATATTGGACTCATATGAGCAAGAATAATAGGAGGTGAAGCATATGATTATAAACACATTGACCATTATATGTTGGCTACTTGTAATTATTTACATACTTATAAAAAGTTATATCTACGGTCTATTAAAAGCACTATGTGGATGTGTTTTAGCAAGATAATAGCAATTGCTGGCATAAAAATATTAGTCATTTATTAGTTTGTAATAATACAAAATAAGATAATTGAAAGGAGAAGCAGCTAATGATAACAGATCAGGGAAGATGGGACGATAGAGATTACTATGATGAACATTTCTATGACATCATGTATGACAAGATTACGGAAGGAATGAAATTAACAGTAGATGAAATGGACAACCTTGTAAGTGCAGGATTATTTGATAAGGAAATTGTTCCGCATGAAGAATACTTAGAGGTTAATGATAATAATCAGAAGATGAGAACCATTGTTAAGCTTCATGACAAATACTTTGAGATCCGTTGGACTCAGTATACACACAAAGATTCAGAATTTCCAAATGATCCAGTGGAAGTAAGAAAGAAGCCTAAAATTATAGATGACTGGATTCCAGTAGAAAAATAAGAGGGGGTTATTTATGAATGAATTAACATTGCTTTCTATTGCAGTGACATTATTTGTTATTATTTTGGTGGTTGCAGGAGTTTTTACTTTTTTAAAATCAATCGTGCATAGATTAGATGGCGATATATATACAACAGCTGGTATCGTTGCTTTATCCATTATGATGGAGAGGAGTGAATAAATGAGTTTAGGAATCTACGATGCATTTATTTTTGATAGATCTTACACTATGGAAGAATTGACAAAAAAGATTGATATTCTAAGAAAAGATGTAAAAAAAACTATTGATATTCAATTACACAAATATGTACTGGAAAAGTTTTTATATTGCTATTTTTTGAGAGAAAATCTCAGCACCGATGAAATTTTAGAAATAGCGAAGAAAGAAACAGATTATGATAGGAAAATGTGGTTACAAGATACTGCTCAAGGGCAATGGAAATCATTATATCGAAACATTGTTCTGTATATTCGTGGTAAAGTCAGAAATCAAACAAGGGATAATTTGTTAGAAAGCTTGGATTATAATTATCGAGCTGTCTTGTTTTTGTTTGCTGTAGAAGGAAAAATACTTTGCGTTTACAGTGGAAATTCGAGTATTATTCCAATTTTGGAACAGCAAAAGTATCTAAGTGATTTTCAATATTGGAACAATACAGATCGACCGAAAGAAATTTCAGAAAAAGACTGGGAAAAAAGATATTATCTTTGGGAAAAGGCAATCGGACCAGATTATACAATTCATAATCATGGATTTATGATGAATCTTTATGATACTTCTATGGAATTATTTCGATCAAATTTCCCATTTTATAGAGAATCCGTTCCAGATTATGATGATATTTTATACCGGTTAATGGACACGCTGTATCCAGATATTGAAGGTGATCAATGGGAAGATAAATGGAATGAGCTAAAAAGGAATTGTCCAAAGATGGATATGGATGGGATTGGTCAGATTTTTGATCTTACTGAAAGGAGAAGCTAACCATGAGTATTAAAGATGCGATATACAAAAAAATTATTTTTCATATTATCAATGATAATAGTTTTTTGTATAAACAAGCTATAAAAGAGTATGTATCACATAAGACTTTATCATTGGTTCAGAAAAGTATTCAGGACAAAAACATGAGTTCTATTATCTTAGATTATGATTGGCAGATTTATAATGTTGTGAAAAATAAACAGATCCTTGATCAAACAAATATTCAGATTTTAAATTTTACACAACAATTAAATCCGAAAGCCGAAAATGAGGAATTTATTGGATATAATCCCTTTGATTATATTCATAGTAATTTAGAAATCAAAGAAGCCATTGATAATATAATTATCCGTAAAGATTCTGTGAACGATGTATGTGAAAAAATTTTGCTAGAAAAAATATTCCAAAACATGATGCAAGAACCTGTTCCAAAACGTAACTTTACTTTTGTTTTAGATGTTCTAAATAATTGGGAAAAACATGGAATGCCTCATTTTGATTGGGGCTTTGGTCGGGAAAAACATGATGTATTTGAGGTACTTGATTTTACTACAGTAAATAATTTGATCGAAGATATTAAAATATTTTGTGATGATAAAATCGAATTTGTTGACAAGGAAAAACTTGAGATTGGTATGTTAAGAAAAGAAAAAACTACATTATTTATAGAAATTCCGTCAGAGAATAATACGTATGATGCAATTATACGCATATTAATTCAACAATTATGGCAGGAATTAGCTTTAAATCAATACGATAATTATGGAAACGATGAATTCCCACATTTTGTAAGAATGATAACTCCATTATTTGAGGAAACGACAGTTAATATAAGAGATGGGTTGCTGCCAACATATGAACAATTATTTCGATGGGCTCATTTCACGAGACGGCCGGAAGATTATAATTTAAATATTTCGGTAGTCTCAATGTATGATAATGCATTTTAGTAAACTTGTCTTAAAAAAGGAAATAATCATAATAGAAATGAACCAACTGTTTTGTAATCGTGTAAAAGCACTTAAATATGCTGTAGAAGATGTTTTGTTACTGTGCAACGGAGACATATCTAAATGCTGAAATATGACTGCTGTTTTTTTATATGTGTTTTGTTACTGTGCAACGGAGATATATCTAAATGGTCAAATAGTTTTGCACGGTGCGTAAAAATAAGAAATTATCGAATAGACTCGTTCAAACGAGAGCTGCTGTGTGGCAGCAAATCAAAGCTATATCATTTCAAGACTATAATTTGGGAGGAGAAAAATGTTTGGGAAAATTAATGTCTTTTATTTATTATTAGCTATATATTTGTTCATTTTCATTATTTGTTACATTTTTGCAGCAAAGAACAAGATGTGAAAAATATAAATCATGCAATCTATCATATTTATATTAGAAACCAGTAGAAAGGAGTCGCGGAATGGGATTAAGTATCAAAACCTGCTATACGGTCAAGATCCAGAAACAACTAGACGCCACGCAGGATAAAACAACCGAAAAATTGAATATCGCAAGAAAACGTGCGGTAGACAGCCGCCTGATGCGCCAGACTTCCCTGATCTGTCTGGAAGCCTTGAAGTTTTGTGTCTCCGTGATCTCGGAAGAATGGGATACGATCATGGGCGTGGAGTCAAAACTGAGAAAACGTCTGATCGATACGTTGGTACATCGGACAAAAACAGCAGTACCGAAGTATCCGGAGTTTGATCTCAAATTTCCGAAGATGCCTGGTTATACCAGAAGAGCGATTATAGCGGATGCATTTGGAATGGTAAAATCTTATCGTTCTAACCATAAGAACTGGAAAGAAACTCCACCGATGGAACGTGGAGCGGAACCAACGCTTGGTATTCCATCCCGTTATGAACTGACGTTTTACGATCAGGAACGGAAGATGTCCTGTCTGGCAGATAGTCAGATCGGATTAAAACTGTATAACGGAAAGACATGGAACTGGTATTATTTCCAGATCAGGCCTTCCGATGCGAAGCAGATCAGCCGTCTGAGTAAAACACGGAAAATGCTGTCTCCGATCGTGGATAAGGTTCGTGGCCGGTATCAGATCCGTTTTACATTTGAAGAAATTCGGGAACTGGTTCAGGATGAGGATAAACTTGCTTACCGGGTTCTTGCCGTTGATCTGGGGATCAATGCCGCAGCATCCTGGTGTGTCATGGAGGCAGATGGTACTGTCCATGCGAAAGGTGTGATCCACCTTCCATGTGAAGAAGACCGTCTCAATCACATGATCAACCGGAAGCGGATGTATCAGCAGGCAGGAAAGAAGAGTCATTGTGCTTATCGCTGGATCCGGGAAGCGAACCGGCAGTTATCCATTCAGACAACAAAAGCATTGATGGATGTCGCTGTCTTATACAGTGTGGACTGTATCGTATTCGAACATCTGGATTCCAAAGGAAAGATCCGTGGAAGAAGATACCGGGAAAGGATTCATCTGTGGCGAAAGAACGATGTACAGCATCGTGTAGAATTGCAGGCACATCGTATGGGAATGAGGCTGTCCCATGTCTGTGCATGGGGAACTTCCAAGTATGCATTCGATGGATCGGGAGTCGTAGACCGGCACAGTATCTACCATTATGAACATGGACGAAAGGTTTACAATTACAGTCTTTGTATGTTTCAGAATGGTAAGATCTACAACTGTGACCTGTCCGCAGCACAGAACATCGGAGCAAGATTTTTTCTGAGAGAATATCAGTTACTTGGGATCGAAGGATTACCTGCGACTCCACAACGTACGTTATGTACATTACGAATACTTGTTAGCAACGGTCTGCCAGTGGCGGCCTGAGCAATAAATGGAACTGTTAACGAAATCCAGAGTCTGTCAAGGACCTGGTGTCACGGAAAAGGCAAAAGTTCCTGTCCGTGGCGGCGATACCCCCGCACCTATCTATCGCTGATCGGGACGTGGTTGTTCTTCCTGCGGGAGGGATGTACTAAGTTTCGGCTGTATCGGTAGATAATGGAACTCCGAACTCTAAAGGTTTGGAAGCCCCGTCCGACATTATCGTTCGGGGAGGTATCACTACACTATTTTATACGATGGGCAGCAGATACATTCCAAAAAGACACTTGATAATATCTTAAAAGATTTCGATGCAAACCATATGTATATTGACAAAAGCAAGGATAATAAAACAATCAATATCCTAAAAAAATAAGTATTGGAAAAATCCAGGAGGAACACATGAAAAAGATAGAAGAATATTTGTATAATAACGGTCTGGATTGGATTGATATTATATTGTATATCTTAATGGGAGTATTAATAGCGTTAGCTGTTGCTTGTATAGTTTATGGCATATGGAGGTCATTTACAGCAAGGCATGAATATATTTCAGGTATTGTATGTTGTACAGATAAGTACAAAGATAAAACTGACACATATCTTCCTATGAAAATAGGAGACTTTACTAATCTTATCAATATTGATGATACCGATTATATATCAATTTTTCAATATGGTAATAAGGAAATCAAAGCAGAAAATAAAGATATTTATGATCAGGTAAAAGTTGACAAACAGTATAACGTTAAAATTGAAATTACAACCTATAAAGATGGTACTAAAGACTATGATGTGATGAAAATTATATCTGAGATCAAGGAATAAGGAAGGCGAAGGAAATGTCGAACAAAAAACTAATATTGAGTAAGTTCATATTTTATATAGGAATGTGCGTCTTATATTCATGTTCCTGGCAAGGACTTGAACTATATTTTTATGGAAAAATTACTACAGAGGATTTTGATACAATACGGTGCATTACCATGTTGCCGGTATTCTGGAAGTTGACAAATTATTTTGCTACTTCGTTTATACAAAAGATTCACATTATACCACTTCCTGGGCAGGAAAGAGAATTTTCTCACAAACGATTAGAAGTTTTTGCTACAAGATGTGCTACATATTTAGGTATTTGGGCTTTGTTAGAGGTAATGTTTTTCAAGAGTTATAAACATCAGATTGTAGAATTAATAATGCTTTTCGTTTTTGGAGGTTTAGTTTGGATTGTATCAAAATATAGCCTTCTGGAAGAAATTTTGACACAATTAAATAATCACTATATGTCTGATCAAGTGCCACAATCAGCAATCATGGGAAGTGCTAATACAGGTAAATCAAATCTTGTGAATAGATTTAATAAATTGAATCTAAGAGATATTTATATGATTTATAAAGATCATAACGAATATTCAATGTATACATATGATCCGAAAGATAAAGATGACGAATTTATTGGATTCCAGATTGCTTATTTCCGTTTTGAGTTTTTAAATCTTACTAAAACGCAAAGGAATATCATTCAAGAAGTGCTTGATCGAGCATACAGTGATCATTCATTTGAGCTAGTTGAAATTATCATGGCTCTACGTAGTATTCATATTGCTTATTATCTGACTTTTGCCCCAACATCGGATATGTCAGGAGAAGTAGCTGTGTATACTTATGCTTCATCATTTCTTCCATTTTATAAACGATGCATTGAAGCAAAATTATATAAACCGATAAGATGATAATATAAAGAGGTGTAAAGATGTTTATGTTAGGAACTGGATTTTTCTTTTTTGTTTTCTACATGCTTCTTTGGTTGCGGGAATAGATGAAGAAGCCGGTGACGTAGATAGTATGTACCAGTTGGTATTGCAAAGAAAAGGAAATTTAAGTGCAATAGAAGATGAAATGGATGGTAAATAAAAGAATTTACACATCATATAATAAAACACGTCAAATATTGTCATATCACATGATTTATGATATAATATTTGCAAAGTGATAGTAATGGAGTCCATGTTAGGATATCCCAAGGAACCCCTCTGTACGGCAATGCGGAGGGGTTTATTTTTGTATTATAATAAAATGATATGCAAATGTTATAATTTATGTTATAATATATATAGTGAGTTCGTGCATATATTAATATGTACGAACTTTTTGTATATGGGCATTCTGTGTAAACAGAGTGCCTTTTTTCATGTCTAAAATTAGGAGGATAACAATGAGAAAAAGAAGAATTGCAGTAGAGTTGTTTGCAATGATGATCGCGGTTACCGGTGTATTTCATGGAAGTATGAATGTTAATGCAGCGACAAAAAAGATTACCGTAGATCAAACATATGAAAATGCAACGAAAATCAAGGGAAAAACCAAAAAGGGATGTGTTGTTAAGGTAAAAATCGGGAAAAAGACATATCAATCCAAAGTAAACAAGAAAGGAAACTATAGTGTTAAGGTTTCTAAATTAAAACTTGGAAAGAAATATACTATGACTGCATATCAGAAGAAAAAGGTATATGCGAAAAAGAGTTTTTATGCAGAAACAAAGAATATCAAAGTAAATGCATTTACAGAAAATGATCATATTTTTTCTGGATATGCTCCATCCAAAGCATACATTGTATTAAAATGCAGCGGAAAATCATATACGACAACAGCCAGCGTATCAGGATATTGGAAAATTGATACGAAAAAGCCGCTTGGAAGAAATCGTATTGAAATGAAAGTTTATAAAAAAGGAAAAGTTATTGCGAAGTATTGGAAAGAATATCAGAAAGAATCATCCGTAACGGATAAAAATGATGATCAAAACAATGCAGCATCCGCTGTACATAAGCATTTATATAATATTCCTGTATATAAAACCGTTCATTTTGATGAAGCAGGTCATTATGAGACAATCATAAGCTCAGGATCTTATTATGAAAAAGAAGTTTCTCACGACATCTGTGATACATGTGTGAAAGATCTTACGCAGGAATATATCAATGGGATAAAAGATGGGACTTATAAAAAAGTTGAGATTCCAAAGAATGATGAGAATACAAGTAGCTTTAAAAGTCGAGACATTCTTGACGATTATAAAGAAATTCGATGGAGTAATGATATGCCACTATATGAAGATTTTATCGCATATGGTGGATGGAATCATACATGTTCCGATCATAAACTAACAGAGCAAACAGAAACAATTATGGCGTATTTTCCTGGGGCTATTCGTAAGGATTGGATTGTGGATCAGAAAGCTCATGATGAGCAAGTTGTAATCGGATACCAATGTAGTTGTGGAGACATCCATAAAGTAGAAAATAATTAGAATATTAACATATTAAAAAAGGCATTCCGCTGTAAGATTAAGAATCGTCACAAATTATATGTTAGAGTTAAAGCTTATAAACAGGTTGGAACGAAAAAGGTATATTCTGTTAAATGGGCAAAATGATTGTTATTATAACAGATAAAATATAACATTATATCATAATTCAAATAAAAAAATTCGGTTTATAAAACCCATTTTTTTCGATAAAAATCATAAACAATAAATAAAGGTCCGGTATCACAGACGGAATTCTCATGGATGAGAAATGTAACCATCAATATGCAGATTAGAAATAAGAAAGGACAGAAGTATGTCAGGAATTAACATGGAGACAATCAAAACATTAGAAATGATCAATATGCTTGTACAAAAAGCAAAAAATGGAGTAAAGCCATTTTCAGAAGCCACATTAGAAAATATGGATAACTATATTTTCTATGATGAAAAAGCCGAAACTGAAAATGGATTCCCGATTGTACATGGCATGATGGTGGATGAAGATCATCATGATGTACTGTCAACATTAGACCAGTATATCAACAGTGAGGATGAATATACTGTCAGAGTAAGATTCGATGAAGACGATTACATGTACATCGAATTTCAGTTAGATGATGGCATCATTGAGATCGATGAAAATGGATGGTATGTTGCCTAAATCTAAAAAAAGATAGTGTTTAATATTTTTAGACAGATTCATTGGATGTATAAGAAATGTAAATAATCATCTGTTATTATCCATATCATATACAAAATGTGTATTTTGTGTAAAATGTGTTAAAAACATAATTGCCACAAATGATGATATGTGATACAATTTCATGGTAACATATGAATTGCACTCTGATGCAACGTAGTATGTGATAAAGTTATGCTCGCATGAGACGAGATCTGCCGGGTGGCAGAGGTGAAAAGGCCAGAGAATATCTGGTCTTTTTACTTAAAAATAAAGTATTATTTATTAGCATTTTCTGATATAATATAAGCAGTGTTAGAGAGATATATGTAACACCATCGTTTATTAGAAAAGAATATACAGGGAAATTGCATCATTTTATACAATTTCTAAAGCGAGAGGTATTCATATATCTCTCGTTTTTTTTATGTGAAGAGTATTCGATTGAATGCTCTTTTTTCTTTGTAATAATCTAAACGATTTGTTACAGATCATCTCCTGGCATGAGTAACAAAAAGCTAATATGAAAGGAAGATGCTCTATGATGAAAGAAAAAGGACAATTCAAGAAAAAGTTTGTAAAGAAGATTGCTACAATTATGATGGCAGCAGCTATGGTTGTGAGTGGTGGATTTGGAGTTGCACCAGCAGCGGATCATTCAGTATCCGTATATGCAACAGATAATGCATATCGTGGTTATCATGTAACTTCTACGAAAACGAAAAAGAAACCTGCGACCTCATCTACAAAGAAAAGCAAGTTGTCAAAAAATCATGCAAACAAAACAACAAAAACAGTAACAACTACGACAACTAGCACAGGTTACAAGCATGTTGTTGCAAAAGACACGAAAACTGTAACAAAGACTGTCGTAACTACAACAAAGGTATATTACAAAAAGACCTTAACAACAACTGTAAAAAAACAGGTAACTGTAACGACAACAACGATCAATTATCTGAGAAGAGGTAATCCAGATTATATGAAATTAATGGGAACAGTAAATACTCAGATTCCTACAAAGGTGGGGAATGCAATGAAAGCAGATGGATTAAAAGTAGTCCTGAATCCTAATTTATCTTATGATGGAGTATATTCTGCTTCCAGAAATTCCATTGAAATGAAAAATAATGTAGATTATTGTTTTATGCATGAAATTGGACACTATGTGGATCGTAAGACAGGATATGTTTCAGGCAGTACAGAATTTAAAAATATCTTTAATTCTGAAAAATCCAAATACAAAGGATTTTATTCTGACTGGAATTTAGATAGTGGAAATTATGCAAGAACAAGCACTTCTGATTATTTTGCAGAATGTTTTAAAGATTACTACTTTAGTGCAAACTCCAGAAGCAAGTTAAAAGCAAATTGTCCTAAATCTTATAGTTTTATTCAGAAAACAATCAATAAGTTCTAAACAATCAATATTAATTTATCTCAGGAGTCAGTAAGCAGATGCTTACTGACTCTTTTAGTACACAGAAAAAAATGAGGAGAAGAACACGAAACAATGGAAAACAAAAATAACATAAGCAAGTTAACAAAAATCTTATTTGTTGCACTAGCAATGGGAATGATCTTGATTTCCCCATATCAATTATGCAATGTGGCAGCAGCTGATAAATACTATGGATAACAGAAGAAAACAAAGAGTGTAAAAACAAAGATAACAGCATCTAAAAAGAAAGTACGTATAAAAAAGAAATATAGAGGAACAAGAACCAAAAAAATGTTGAAAGCAAATGGTCTGATTCTTATAAATATACATATGGAGATGCAAAAAAGATACATATAAAGACAGTTATAACCACTCAAAAAACATATCACGGATATTTTATTACGACAAAGCGAAATATTAAAACGACAACTACAGAAAATAAAATCAATTTTGTTCGCAATCAGAAGAAAGTTAGTTTTAATGGCCGAATTCCAAGTAATGTACAGAAACAATTGAATAGTGAAAAAATACAGATCGTCATAAATCCAAAATTGAAACATAATGGAACCTTCTCTCTGAAAGATAAGAAAATATCCATAAAATATAACTCCGACTATGTTTTATTACATGAAATAGGACATTTTGTAAATTACAAAAATGGTGATGCTGCACATAGTTCAGAATTTTATAATATCTACTTAAAAGAAAGAAGTAAATATCGTGGATTCTATAACGATTATTATGAAAAGTTAGACCTTGGAAAATATGAAAGAACTACTCCTGCGGAATATTTTGCCGGAGCATATCGGGATTATTATTTTAGCAAAGATTCTCGGAATCGATTAAAAAAATATTGTCCAAATACTTATAATTTTATTACTAAATACCATTTTATTTAAAATATGGTAATTTGGTAATAAATATATATTAATGTGGGGGTATTACATAAATAATGAAATAAAAAGGCATATTATATTGAAAAAAGTATCAAAAAGTGTTAGCATATTACACATAGACAAGAGAATTCAGAAAAACAAAATGTGTATTTTATAAGGAGGATACTTACGTGCAGAATGGATTTTTAGGAATAACTGTTAGTAGTGAACAGGTTGGTTGGGTAGTTACAAATCCCAAATATGAGTTAGAACGTGCATCTCGAAAAGATTTATGGGGTGTAAGGCTTTTTGATAAAGCAGAAACAGCGGAAGATCGAAGAATGTTCCGTACAAACAGACGATTAAATCAGAGAAAAAAGAACAGAATACATTATCTTAGAGATATTTTCCATGAGGAAGTAAATCAAAAAGATCCTAACTTTTTTCAGCAATTAGATGAAAGCAATTTCTGTGAAGATGATCGTACTGTAGAGTTTAATTTTGATACTAATCTTTATAAGAATCAGTTTCCAACAGTGTATCATTTAAGAAAATATCTAATGGAAACAAAAGATAAACCAGATATTCGTCTGGTATACTTAGCTTTTTCAAAATTTATGAAAAATCGAGGACATTTCTTATACAAAGGAAATCTTGGAGAGGTTATGGACTTTGAAAATTCCATGAAAGGCTTTTGTGAAAGTTTAGAGAAATTTAATATTGACTTCCCTACATTATCAGATGAACAGGTAAAAGAAGTCCGAGATATCTTATGTGATCATAAAATTGCTAAAACTGTGAAAAAGAAAAACATCATTACTATTACAAAAGTAAAAAGTAAGACAGCAAAAGCTTGGATTGGACTGTTTTGTGGTTGCAGCGTCCCTGTTAAAGTATTATTTCAGGATATCGATGAAGAAATTGTAACGGATCCAGAAAAAATCTCATTTGAAGATGCTTCTTATGATGATTATATTGCAAATATTGAAAAGGGTGTCGGTATTTATTATGAAGCTATTGTTTCTGCAAAGATGCTTTTTGACTGGTCTATCCTGAATGAAATTTTAGGTGACCATCAGTTATTAAGTGATGCAATGATCGCAGAATACAATAAGCATCATGATGATTTAAAGCGTTTACAGAAGATCATTAAAGGAACTGGCAGTAGAGAATTATATCAGGATATCTTTATTAATGATGTTTCTGGAAATTATGTATGCTACGTTGGTCATGCAAAAACAATGAGTAGTGCAGATCAGAAACAGTTTTATACATTTTTAAAAAATCGATTAAAAAATGTGAATGGTATTTCATCAGAAGATGCAGAATGGATTGATACAGAGATTAAAAACGGTACTTTACTACCAAAACAGACAAAACGTGATAACAGTGTTATTCCGCATCAATTACAGTTAAGGGAATTTGAATTAATTCTTGATAACATGCAGGAAATGTATCCATTCTTAAAAGAAAACAGAGAAAAATTATTAAAAATCTTCAATTTCGTTATTCCTTATTATGTAGGTCCGCTAAAGGGCGTTGTAAGAAAAGGAGAGAGTACAAACTGGATGGTGCCTAAAAAAGATGGTGTGATTCATCCATGGAATTTCGATGAAATGGTGGACAAAGAAGCGTCTGCGGAATGTTTTATTTCCCGAATGACAGGAAATTGTAGTTATTTATTTAATGAAAAAGTTCTTCCAAAGAATTCTCTTCTTTATGAGACATTTGAGGTATTAAATGAGCTGAATCCATTAAAGATCAATGGAGAACCTATCAGCGTGGAATTAAAACAGAGAATTTATGAACAGCTTTTCTTGACAGGGAAAAAAGTTACAAAGAAATCTCTGACAAAATATCTTATCAAGAATGGATATGATGAAGATATTGAATTATCAGGTATTGATAATGAATTTCACAGCAATCTAAAATCTCATATTGATTTTGAGGATTACGATAATCTATCTGATGAAGAAGTTGAACGGATTATTCTTAGAATTACAGTATTTGAAGATAAGCAGCTGTTAAAAGATTATTTAAATCGCGAGTTTGTAAAGCTCTCTGAGGATGAGAGAAAACAGATTTGCTCATTATCTTATAAAGGATGGGGAAACTTATCAGAAATGCTATTAAACGGTATTACTGTAACAGATTCCAATGGTGTAGAAGTTTCTGTAATGGATATGCTGTGGAATACAAACTTAAATCTGATGCAGATCTTAAGTAAGAAATATGGATATAAAGCAGAAATCGAACGTTACAATAAAGAACATGAAAAAAACATTTATAATCGTGAAGATTTAATGGATTATTTAAATATTCCACCGGCTCAGCGTAGGAAAGTAAATCAGTTGATTACGATAGTAAAATCTCTCAAAAAGAGATGTGGAGTTCCAAACAAGATTTTCTTCAAAGTGAGCAGAGAACATCAGGATGATCCCAAGAGAACTTCATCCAGAAAAGAACAGCTGAAATATTTATACAAATCCTTAAAATCAGAAGATGAAAAGCATCTTATGAAAGAGCTTGATGAACTGAACGGTCATGAATTATCCAATGATAAAGTATATCTTTATTTTCTACAGAAAGGACGCTGCATTTATTCTGGTAAGAAATTAAATCTTTCAAGATTAAGAAAATCTAATTATCAGAATGATATTGACTACATTTATCCATTATCTGCAGTAAATGATCGTTCTATGAATAATAAGGTATTAACAGGAATCCAGGAGAATCGTGCAGACAAGTATACCTATTTCCCAGTTGATCCAGAGATTCAGAAAAAAATGAAGGGATTTTGGATGGAACTGGTTCTGCAGGGATTTATGTCAAAGGAGAAATACTTCCGATTATCCAGAGAAAATGATTTTTCAGAGAATGAACTTGTTAGCTTTATTGAACGTGAAATTTCAGATAATCAGCAAAGTGGAAGAATGATTGCTTCTGTATTACAGTATTATTTCCCTGAATCAAAGATTGTATTTGTAAAAGAAAAGCTGATTTCTTCCTTTAAGAGGGATTTCCATTTAATTAGTAGTTATGGTCACAATCATTTACAAGCTGCAAAAGATGCTTATATTACGATTGTAGTTGGAAATGTATATCATACAAAATTTACAATGGACCCAGCAATCTATTTTAAGAATCATAAGAGAAAAGATTATGATCTGAACCGATTATTCTTAGAAAATATCAGCAGAGATGGACAGATTGCATGGGAAAGTGGTCCATATGGGTCAATTCAGACGGATTGCCAAATCTATGCTCAAAACCATATTGCTGTTACAAAAAGAGTCGTGGAAGTAAAAGGCGGCTTATTTAAGCAGATGCCATTAAAAAAAGGACATGGCGAATATCCATTAAAAACCAATGATCCTAGATTTGGCAATATCGCACAGTATGGAGGGTATACGAATGTCACAGGTTCCTATTTTGTATTAGTAGAATCAATGGAGAAAGGGAAAAAACGTATTTCTTTAGAATATGTTCCAGTATATCTTCATGAGCGTTTAGAGGATGATCCTGGACATAAACTGTTAAAAGAATATCTGGTTGATCACAGAAAACTTAATCATCCAAAGATTTTACTTGCAAAAGTAAGAAAAAACTCATTACTTAAGATTGACGGTTTTTATTATCGTTTAAATGGTCGAAGTGGAAATGCTCTTATCCTTACAAATGCAGTGGAATTGATCATGGATGACTGGCAGACAAAAACAGCAAACAAGATTTCTGGATATATGAAACGCAGAGCCATTGATAAGAAAGCAAGGGTTTATCAAAATGAATTCCATATTCAGGAATTAGAACAGCTTTATGATTTTTATTTAGATAAATTAGAGAATGGTGTTTATAAAAATCGTAAGAATAATCAGGCTGAATTAATTCACAACGAAAAAGAACAGTTTATGGAACTCAAGACAGAAGATCAGTGTGTATTATTGACTGAGATTAAAAAGCTTTTTGTATGTTCTCCAATGCAGGCAGACCTTACATTGATTGGTGGCAGCAAACACACAGGAATGATTGCTATGTCAAGTAATGTTACAAAAGCGGATTTTTCAATCATTGCGGAGGACCCTTTAGGGCTTAGAAATAAAGTTATTTATTCTCATATGGGTGAAAAATAAATTTTATATTTATTTGAAAGATTCATAATCATATCAAACAATTGAGATTGTATAAAACATGACATGTCTTAAGGGTTGAAAAGAAAATTACGAGAAAAAGATAGGTTTTAGAACTATGTAAAACATGACATGTCTTATGGAAACTAACACGTCTTGACCGTGATAGCTGTGTTTTAGAACTATGTAAAACATGACATGTCTTAAGGGTCAAATTATTTACATAGTATGTGAAAATAAGAAATTATCGAACAAATTCGTTTAGACGAGAGCTGCTAGTAGTAGTTATTGAAGAAAATATAATATTTCTAATCATATATGACCTTATATGATCAATGGAGAAAATAGATGTTTCAAGTAAAAAATAAAGAAACTGGAAAAAAATATACCGTATATGCTGTCGGGGATGAATATATGACAAGATTCTTAATTTACGAAGATAATCATTGGAAATGGCAATGTATGGATGATTTTGTTCCAGTAAATACGAATTAAGAAAGCGAGAAATTTATATGAAGATTACAAGAACAATCAAGTTTAAAGAATACATCCTTGGATATTTAGAAAAATTAGAAGTTCATGAAGTTCGACGTATTGAAAAAGTCGGACGATTAAGCCGTGACATTATCAAAGAGGAATCTGAAAAATGTGGACACAAATTAATGATTCTTGATACGATTGAAAAAGAAAGACGTTATGAATGTTCATTAGAAGATTTCTTATCCGTTGCAAGAGAGATTCCACTAAAAGATCAGGAGACTGTTAATACAGAAGAAAAGAATGTTCAGGAAGATAATTCAGAGGATTCTAAGTCTAAGTTAGGCGATTCTGACTGTGCCCCTTGGATTGAAGATTAATGTTATTTTGAGAAATGATTGCAAATGAAACTATATTTCAAGAAATACACAAATCATGTTTTGGAACTATGTAAAATCAAATGATTGCAAATGAGAAAGGATATATTTATGGATAAATATTTAGTTTTGGAACTATGTAAAATCAAATGATTGCAAATGGTCAAAGTAATTGCATGGCGTGTAAAAATAAGAATTTATCGAAATAATTTGCTTCGGCAAAATCTGCAAGATGCAGAAATCAAGCTGATCGATGCTTTACATATTTATTTATTTCAATATTTCTTCAACCATATACATTGATCAGCTTTAATAAAAAGAATTAAAATTACGAAAATAAAATTGAATGATTCCAATGGATAGTCGAAAAAGAATTGGATAGTCAATGGGTTTTAGAATAGTGTAAAATTGAATGATTCTAAGGGCTGGAGGTTATAATGTATCTGCCACAGCGGTTTTAGAATAGTGTAAAATTAAATGATTCTAAGGGAATTCGACAAAATTTGATTCCTACCATGGCGTTTTAGAATAGTGTAAAATTAAATGATTCTAAGGGGTCAAATAGATTTTATACAATGCGTGAAAATAAGAAACTTATCGAACAAACCTGTGTAGGAAACAGGAACTGCCGAGGGCAGTAAAAATAAGAAGCATATTTTTATTATGTTTTATTTTATGATGAAGAGGTGGATGATGGTTCTATCTCTGTTTTTGAGAAAATGGATGCATTGCAAAATGCAACAATCTTAGAAGTACAAATACATATTGATGACTTAAAAGATAAATTGGAAGAAGTAAAATTTACTCTTAAAATATCAGGTTTGTATTTGAAGAAGATAATTTTATGGATTCTTATTATAAATCTTATACGTTACCGATTGTATATCACAAAAACTATTTATTAAGTATTAACAATGATAAGGAATAACAATAAATGGAAATAGATTACAGAAAAGAATTAAATAAGAGTCAATATGAAGCTGTTACAACGACAGAAGGACCAGTCCTAATCCTTGCCGGTGCCGGAACTGGCAAAACTCGTTGTATGGTATATCGTGTGGCATATCTGATTGAAAAAGGCGTGTCACCCAATAATATCTTATTATTGACCTTTACAAATAAAGCAGCAAATGAAATGAAGCAAAGGGCAGCAGATATGCTTGATGAACGATGTAGTCAAATTACTGCATGTACATATCATTCATTCTGTGCAAAGATGCTTCGCAAATATTCACAACTGATTGGAATTCAATCAGATTATACAATTATTGATCCGGGAGATTGTGCAGATATCATATCAATTATCGAAGCAGAACATGGTATAGATAAAGTGAAAGATTTTCCAAGATCATCTCAACTGGTATCAGCACATAGTAAAGCTTTAAATACAAATCAATCATTAGAAGATGCTTTGTTTGATATGCTCGGTAAATGGAAATATATGAAAATCGAAAGATTTATTCCAGACATAAAGAAAATTTTAGCGGATTATCAATCATATAAAAAACAAAACAATATGATGGATTATGATGATTTGCTAATTAATTTTATATCCGTATTGAAAAGAAACCCTTCTGTAAAGAATAAATTAGCTGATATTTATCAGTATATTATGATCGACGAATATCAGGATTCTAATTATTTACAGGAAAAGATTATTTTTATGTTACGTGAAAAGAATCGTAACTTAGCAGTGGTAGGTGATGATTACCAATGCATCTATGGATTTAGAGGAAGTATGGTAGAAAATATCATTAATTTTCCACAAAAGATGTCCGGATGTAAAGTTGTTTACTTAACACAGAATTATCGCAGCAATCAAGAGATCATGGATTTATCCAATATTGTTATGAAAAAACATTCACTGGAAGGTTTTTTTAAGAAGCTTGTCGCAACTCATGTGGCCAATATTCAGCCATTGCTAGTTCGATCAGAGGACGAGGGCGAAGAAGCTTCTTATATTTTAAATAAGATTATGGCATTACATGATGAAGAAGAGATTCCGTATCATGAAATTTGTGTTCTTGAAAGAAGTTCTTATCATTCTGTAAGACTAGAAGCACTTTTAAATAAAATGAAAATCCCATATGACAAATATGGTGGAATGAAGTTTTTTGATTATGATCATATCAAAAACTTCTTATGCTTTTTGCGATGTCAGATAAATCCACATGATGAAATTGCATGGTTTCGACTATTAAAGTTATTTGATGGTATTGGAAATGTTTATGCCAGAAATATCGCAGCAACATGTAAAACTCTTGGATTAGAGGGACTTGTTCAACACAAATACATAAAAAGAAAATTTCAGCCGGATCTTGAAAATTTAAAGAGTTTTATTGAAAAGCTTAATGATCAAGATTTTCAGATCGAATTGCAAAGCATTAAATCATTTTATTCACGTTTAATGGACATTACATTAATGCTGATGAAAACATCGGAGAAGAAACGTAGGGAGCTTGCTAGAGCAAATAAACAAGCGGTCCGCGATTTTGATACACTGATTGAAATGGCAGATGGATATGATTCTCCAGTGACATTTCTGGAAGAAATAATGCTTGAAGCCAGTCCTCAGAAAGAGGAAGAGGAAGATCGAATGGTTATATCTACAATTCATTCCGCAAAAGGCTTAGAGTTTCACTCTGTTTTTGTTATGAACTGCGTAGATACAATGTTTCCATCTACAGATAAAGATCAGATTGGAACAGTAGAAGATAACGAAGAGTTGAGATGCTTCTATGTGGCAATAACACGGGCAAAAGAACGATTATTTTTAATGGCACCGAAATATATAGCTAAATTTGGATGTGTTGAAGAGGGAATTATCTCCCATTTTATTAGTGATGTTTTCCAAGTAAAGGAGTAATTTATAGTGGAATGCTTAAATTATGTTGTCAATGTGGATTTGAATCCATGTAAAAATGTAAAGCAAATGATTCCAAATGACTATCACTTGATTATTATTGCTTTTGTCGGTTTTGGAACCATGTAAAAGCAAATGATTCCAAATGGTCAAAAGCAGATTACATGGTGTGTCAAAATAAGAACTTATCGAATAGATCTATATAAATAGAATCTGCCAGGTGGCAGAAAAAACTGAAAAAGCTGATCAATAATAACTGTTGTTACCATAATATTAATTTATGTTTTTGTATTTTGTCTATTGATCAGTTTTTTGCATGAAAATGAAAGTTATAAATATGGCAATGAAGAAAGTCGGTGATGATAAATTGAGAAGAAAAGTAGTCAGTTTTTTACTTGTTACACTTATGATGGCAACGATCACTCCTGTACATGCAGATGAGGTGTCAGAACCAACAACTGCTGCGACAGAAGTCACAACAACAGAAACGAAGCCGACTACGGCAGAAAAAAAAGAAACAACTCATCATAAGAAAAAAATAGTTAAAAAAGATAAGAAAACAAAAAAGAAAAATACTAAAAAAGATGGGAAAAAGAAAAGTAAACAAAAAGAAAAATCTAAAAAAAAGGAAAATAAAAAATCAACAATTCCGATGCCTAAACGGGCTGTAAAGAAAAAAGGTTGTGATACTGTACAAAAGAAGATTGTAAAAATGCAATCAAAAATTAAAAAGTTGCAGAAAGAACAAAAAAATATCCGAAAAGAGATCAAAAAAGAAAATAATAAAAAAGAAGCACTGCAGCGATTTTATCAGCAATATCCTACAGAGCGTGAAGCAACTATGAAACTGCGAGGACAAAAGATTACACCTCTTACTAAGATTTCAGAGGAAGACGATGCATTAAGAAATAGATTATTCAGTTTAGCTAATACATTTCATGACGATCAACTACGTAAAATTGCCTCTGAGTACGTCTTTGGCGTAAGAGATCTTAATTTTGAAGACCTGTTAAACGAGGATGATACCATTGACCTTAATATATATTTAAAAGGCAAATATATTGCTCCAACGCAGAATATGCAGATAGGAATTAAAAATAAGGATCAAGAAATTCAAAAATTAAAGAAACAGATCAAAGAGGAAAAGAAAACCAGATTTTTTGATCCGAAAAACGTAAATTCTATTAGCAATATTACAGTTGATGATGCTAAAAAGATGTTGTCTGGAACGCAATTATATCCAGAAGCAGAAGCTTTTGTTAAAGCAGAAAGAATTCATCATGTAAATGCAGTCTTTTTAATGGGAATTGCTGCACATGAAAGTGCCTGGGGAACAAGCCGGCGTGCCAGAGAAGATAATAATTTAACTGGATATGGAGTTTACTCAGATAGTGCAAAGGGTATCAATAAGCCAAGCAAAGAAGAAGGATTATTAGCCACCGCTGAGACATTGCACGAACGATACTTAACCCCTGGAGGCAACTATTACGAAGGAACTTCCGTTGCTGATGTAAATAAACATTATTGTGTCGGAAATGAATGGGCCGGAGCGGTAGTTGGTTATGCTTATCAATTAATGAATAAACTAAATTAGATATCATCAAAGAAGTTTTGGTTAACTAAAGGTTGATTATCGGTATATCATTGTTCGGTGTCTGTGGACAGCATTTTTTCAAATCTATAGTTGTTATAAAATAAGAGACACTTTCATGTATAGTGGAGTTTAGTTTCAGAAGTTTATAAAAACAGATAACTATTAATGATTATCTGTTTCATGGATTGTGTAAAAATAAGCAAATTAGCGAATATGCTCGTTGAAACGAGAGCTGTTAGATAACAGCTAAAAATGTAACTATATAAATTAATTTGTAAATTATAGGGAGGACTATTTTAGTGAAACACGGTAAAGTTCCAACAAGAAATCAAAAAGAACTTATGTTAAAAAATAATCTTAATCCGAAAGAATGGCTGGTTGTAAAGAAAATGGCGGATGGATTTGAGATTGTTAATAGAGAAAATGAAGCAGATCGTAAATTTCTGTATTGTTAAGGTGAAATAATGATGGATATTTACACAAGATTATTGATGATGGATATTATGATATCGGCAGTAGCTATTATGGTAAATATCTTAGAAAATTGTCCGATTAACGGTAAAATACACAATATTTCAAGAATTTTAATCATATCTAGTATTGCTGCAGACATTATCTTACTTTTAGGAATTGTCAATACGTTCATCTCATACAGTATCCTGTATTCTTATTTTAAATAAGATACAGAAGAATCATTGTCGATGTTAAACATATTACGCGAAACATTATTGTCAGGCTTTAGAAGTCTATAAAACAGAATCATTGTCAATGAGATCAAATTCTTTATGACAACGCAATACAGCTTTAGAAGTCTATAAAACAGAATCATTGTCAATGGTCAAATAAGCAGACTGCGTAAAAATAAGAATTTTATCGATATTGCTCGTGTAGTCGAGAACTGCCAAGTGGCAGCAACATTTATAATAAAAAGGAGGAATTATATGCGAAAACAAGTTTTTGCAACGATTGGTTGTGCTATCTTTTTACTGATCGTAGTAGGTTTCCTGATGATGGCATATTCTTCTTATACAAAACATCAAGAGGAAATTGCTGAACAAAAATTAATAAAGCAGGAAAGAAAAGAATCACGAAAAACACTTCAATCATCAGAAGAAAGGGAATGGAATCTGGACTGCCTGTGGGAGCATGTTATCGAAATTGATGGTACAGAAATTGAAGTACCAATTAAATACAATGATCTGATCAAGACACTTGGAAACAAAGTGAAAGAAGCTAAAGATAAAAAAATCATGCTACAAAATGGACAGGTTTTATGGCTGAATTGTACAAAAGATGAAAAAGACTCTATGAATAATGGAAAAGATAAAGCAATGGTTTATGGTATATCTACACAACAGGACGCTAAAGATTCTTGTGTTACAATTCAGAAAATCAAAACTGGAATGTCTTATGATAAATTAAAGGAATATTATGAGACTCCAGTTACGAAAGATGATTCCCAAAGTATTTCTGTACTGCAATATGCTGATCCGAAATCTGATTTAGATATCACACAGCAGAATGTGACTGTTTATCTGGATAACAATACAGTGGTTGGATTAGGTATATATTATGACGGAAGTAAGGAGGAATAGGATGGAAAATAAAAATAAACCAAACCAAGAATTATTAACTATTAAAGAAACGGCAAAATTATTAAAAGTAAATCCACATAGAGTATATGACTTAGTGAGAATGGGAATTTTGCCAGCACTAAAATTAGGAAGCCTGAAAATACGAAGACAGGCATTAAATGAATTCCTTGAAGAATATGAAGGGATGGATCTGACAGATTTAAATGAGATCAAAAAATTAGAAGTTAAATAAAAAGGAGCTGTTATGTCGGGATAATCTGATATAATAGCTCTTTTTTTGTAGCAAATTCTAAATACTAATTAACAAATTAACTATATTATAAAGGATAATTTGATGATGGTAAATAATGAAGTCCCACGTCAGGCCCACGGAGAGTGCGGCACGAATAAGCACGTATATGCATAATATACATAAAAATAGCATGCGTGATACGTTCTGGTTGTGAAAAATATACGAAAAAAGCACAAAATAACACGATATAACATAGGTAGTCATTCGCAGTTGGGTTGGGTAACAACCCAATGGTAGGAGCTACAGTTGCAGTAGCTGTATCTATTGAAGAAGCTGCTAAAGCAGGTAAATTCTAAGAAACCGCTTAAATACGTGGTTTTTGAACGGAGTTAAAAGCGGTAAGAAGTAGTGAAAAGTGGACGATTCGTACATTATTCATACATTATTCGTACACACGACTCCTACATCAGAATAACAAAAAACAGAGCCGAGATGGTAAGTCTTGACTCTGTTTTTTGTTATGTAATATTCTATTTTATCTTTAGAATCTCTTCCATAAGCCATTCTCTTTTTCTCTTTGTATAGGTCTTTTCTGTGAGGTCGTCGATTTTATGTCCTATGATACGTTTTAGAGCATATTCATTTACTTTTGCATCTTTTGCCATTGTAGCAAATTGGATACGTCCATCGTGAGCACGATGTTCTGGATTTAATTCCAGCTTGTTAACAATCTTTTCAACTCTATGTCGATATTTATCATATGTGAGTTTTAAGCTACTTCGATGGGTTTTAGTATCAGTACAATTAATCAAGTATTTGCTTCCAAGAGATAAAGCTTCCTGGTAACGATGTTTTATTAAGCTGCGAATCTTTGGATGGACTGGAACCACACGATCTTTTCCAGCATCAGTTTTCATACCGCCAGTAATAAACCAATTTTCTAAATCAACATTCTCCATCTTTAACAAGCCTAATTCCTGTGGGCGCCATCCGCTATAACACTGGATTAGTAGCACATCTACATAGTCTACATCATATAAGTTATTCCACAATTTTTGCATTTCTTCATCTGTAAAGTCAATATGATCTTTCTTTTCTTCCTCGACATCTTTAATAATATCATCAGATAACTTAAATGTTCGAGCATAGTTCTTTTCTACAAGATCATTTTCGTTTGCATAGTCAAGCATAAGATTAAATAGAGATTTTATTTTTGTTTTTGTACTTGAAGATGCTTTTTTCTCTACACCATCAACAACATATGTACCATCTTCCATGCAGCCTTTAATGTGCCGGGGTCTTAAATCTTTAGCACGCATGTTGTAAATAGCAGAGCAGTAGTTCCAAGCAGACTTGATAGTTCGTATGCTGGATGGATTGGTTAAAGTCTTGAAGTATTCATCGGTCCATTTTTCATAAAGTTGTTCTACTGTCAGATCATCATCTAAATCATAAGGATTTTTATTGTATTCAACCAATGCAGCATAAGCATCATTGTAAGTTTTGAAGTATGCATTTGGTTTTAGAGGTTTACAGATCGGCTTGCCATAGAAGTCTTTTCCTACAGTAACCATAGCTCTGTATGGGTTTCGGAGATTGCTGTTTTTTATTTTAGTGATCTGGCCGAAACCGTTAGGGAGACGTTTTTTTCTACGAGATTTTGATTGTTGTTGTTTGGCCACTTTAGTATTAATAGGATATCCGCAGTGAGGGCAAGCAATTGCGTGATCGCTTACCTGCAGATCGCATTCTGGACATTTGATCAGTGCCATATATCATCATTCCTTTCTAAAAAAGGGTACAAAAAATACACCCTTATCAAATTGTAATTTTGCAGGATGTATGATATAATTCACTTGTTTAGGGAGAAGTAATATCATATGCTGCAAAGTAGTTGATAAGCTTCTAAGCTTCGCCTGGTTGGTAGCCAGGCGTTTTTTTATTTAAGATATTTATGCATTTCTTTGTCAAAATCTGAGACATATTCTTTATCTTGAATAACTCTGTATTTTTCATATTCGTGATACGCTAGGGCATTGGCAATTTGTCTTGTGACAGTACCAAAATTATGTAGAATATCATATTCGTTAAATTGTAGAAATGCATCTAATTTTGAAATCCAATCCTGCATAGACATTAATTTATTTCTTTTTGCTTGGTTTTCGGCATAGTCAAGATACATATTTACAATGTCATTAAGATCAGATAGCTCTGTCTGATTTAAATAGTTTTTAGAAACAATCGTATCTGATTTGAGTATCTTTCCATCAGGAGAGTTCTTCCAAGAAGTCAGACCCATATGATCTTTATGGCTGTCAGCACGAGAATGAATAATTTCAGGAGCTGTCTGACCAGTTACTGCAAACAAAAGCTTATTTTGCACATTCTTAAAAAAGTTTTTTGTGATCGCACTGTTAGGATCATAATCATAACTGCATTGTGCGTATATATCAGTGATTTTTTGATAGAAACGTCGCTCACTTGCACGAATTTCCTTGATTTTTTCTAACAGTTCATCGAAGTAATCTTTTCCAAACGGATTTCCATTTTTAAGCATATCATCATTTATGACAAAACCTTTAGTAATAAATTCTTTTAAGGTAGCAGTGGCCCATTGCCTGAATAAAGTAGCTTGTTTAGAATTAGTGCGATAACCTACAGAAATAACCATATCTAGAGAATATATTTTTATAGGTTTGTCAGAATTTGGAATTTGCAAAAAATGCAAATTGCTTTTTTCATCTAATTCATTTTCGGAAAATACATTTGAAATATGTCGTGATATTGTGGAAACGCTTTTTTGAAATAATTCAGAAATAGCTTTTTGTGTCATCCAAAAAGTATCATCTTTATATAAAACGCTGACGTTAATATCTTTATCATCCTCTTTATAAAAGAGAATTTCACCTTCAGCAATATTATCAATAGTATAATTTGCTGTATCAGGAGTTGCTTGATTTAAGATACGCTGCTTACGGACAGCAATTTCTTTTTCAAAGTCCATATATTCACATCCTTTCGTTATATATTTTATGGACCATTTGGGCGAGATCACCGAAATGGTGTTGAAAAAATTAAAAATCTTAATTATAATGTATCTGGTAATAAGTCGGCACGATGGAGCAAACCCATCCGCTCCGGCGAATGCTTAACGAAAAATGGTCGTTCTACACTTACCAGGGGCAGGACGGCTATTTTTTATGTGTATAGTTCAGAATGGCAATAATTAATAGTGCAACATTTATGATGATCATAAATTCCTCATATGTACTCATAAGGGCCTCCTTTCCGCAATGCTCGGAGCGGTGTTGGAGACTTGCCGCCTGACGACTTCCTGGGTAAGTATATTATATTTTCAAAGTTCAGTTGTTGCGATGTCGCAACTTATTATTTATTTTACTTTCCATGAGTTCCCACAATTTTGACATACTGCGAATTTTTTAAGTTTGTTTTTAGTTTTTTCTTTCCCATCATGCTTCGGAGTTAATGCCCAAAGTCCACCAGTAGCTACGATCGCACCGCCACGTGCAGCGCTTCGAACAATACTATTTTTCTTTTTCTTTGTTTTACTTCCAACTTCTTCGAATTGAATAGATATATTATCGCTACCACATTTGGGGCACGCAATGGATGGAATGCTTGCAGGAGTAACATTATTTGTTGCAGTATTATTTACAGGAGTTCCACAATTAGGGCAGAAGTTTCCGAAAAATTTTTGACCACATTTTGTACAATATCTGGTAATTGGTTCGTTAGATAATTTTTCTTTCTTTTCTGCGACGACTGCTTTTAATTCTTCTTTTTCCTCACTTATATTTTCAAGTTCTTTTTTTGCATCATCTAATGAATACCCTTTTAAGAATTTTTTCTTACTTAATTTATCATGACATTCATCACAGACAATGCCACCTTCTAGTTTAAACGTAAATAAAGGTCCTTTTTCTTTACCGCAAATATCACATTTTTTCTTATCGAATAGCCCCATACATTTCTCCTTTATTTTAATCTTAGTTTAATCAGATCTTCACTATATCCAAGCATCATTGCAATTTGTCCAGAAGTGTATTCCTGAAATTCAAGAAAAATTTCATCATCAATCAATAGCTCTGTAGCAAATTTATCAGCTTCAATCTCCATTTTGCTTACTAGGATTCCTGTTCGATTTCGTAAAAATGGAGTATTGGCATCAGGATGCATGATCGCATGACCTAATTCATGTGCACAAGTAAATAATTGATCATGATCCAATAGATCACAGTTAATATGTATCTGCTTCATACGAAGCTGTTTATTGTAGTATCCTTTGATACTTCCCAATGGTTCAAATATAACCTTTATTCCTAAATACTTAGCAATGTCAAAAGGATTATTCGTACCATATCTTTTCTTTAGTGAGTTTGTTTTTTTACGAATATCCAATGAATCACTTCCTTTTTTTCTGTATTTCTTTGGTGTGAATTTTTGCTTAGCATTTATTTTTGCGATGGTTATACTGTTTTGGAGACTCGCTTTTAATAATTCTCTTGTTTCATCATCTAAAGGTTCTCCGGAGAACATCAGTCCATCTTGATCGGATTCTAGTTGATCAAGAGTTTGTTCTAATCGTTTCGCGATATCTTTTTCATCTTTCTTAGTTAGCTCAATGGCTTGATCGGATTTTTCTTCTATTAAATCAGATTTTCCAATTCCAAAATAATCAGCGAGAGCTTGTACGCTTCCCATTCTAGGAATGGATTGTCCCGTACACCAAGTATTAAATGTTTGTGGAATAACTCCAATAGCTTTAGCCACCTCTTTTTGGCTTTTTCCTGATTTCTCTAAATAGAAAGATAGATTTTTAGAGAATATTTTCTTTTGCTTTTCATCTGACATTAAATCACCTCACTTCGTTATTAATATAGTACAATAAAAATTGATTTTTTGCAACTAAAAGTCAAAAATAAATTGATTTTAGTATTGACATCCATTTAAAATGGATTTATAATGAATACAGAAATTAAAGAAAGGCGGTGATGACGTGACAAAGATGAATGAAGGTAAAGCAGTACCATTTCAAATTTCTTTAGCTTCAGCACGAGTTAATGCAGAAATGACACAAGAAGAGGTCGCAAAACATATGCATGTTGGAAAACAAACTATCGTTAGCTGGGAAAAAGGGACTTCTGAACCGAAAATGTCGCAAGGAAGAGAACTTAGTAAATTATATGGTATTCCAATTGACTATATTTTTTTACCTAAGAAATCCAATTAAAATGGATTACTAAATAACCAGGAGGTGATAATATGGGAAAAAAACCAGATATCACAATAACTAGTGATTATTTGAATTATGTAAGAAATCAAATTCAAAAAGCAATTACAACGCTCTGCCAAAAAGATTGTCTAGTTGAAGAAGATGTAGTTGCACTCTTTCAGATGGCGGAAGCGTTGCAAAGCTTAGGGACAAAAACTGTTAAGCGACGTGTTATTCAACGTCCTCATAAATGAATTGAATAGCACTGTCCGGTAACGAATAATTACAATGTTTAGAATTCGCATCTAGCATAAAACAGATACTGGAATCATTTAGATATTCATCAAAGAGTATATCGATATAGTATTTTTCAGGAGCAAGAAAACTAGTTATGAAACGATCTTTGTCAATATCTAAAGCCCAAAGCGATGAATTTACTTGTAAATATGAATTGCAGTTATCTTTAATTAAAGATTCAATGGTGGTTGAATCGCAAGATACGGTTTCCTGATCAATGTAGAAAATGTATTTCATACGGATTTCTCCTTTCTTGAATACTCGGACATGCCAGTGCCCTGTGAATTAAGTATAGGAGATATATGAAAGAAAAACAACAGAATAATAGCAGATGGCTTAATCCTCTGTCCGATACACGCAACCCCGAAACTCCTATATAAAATTGGTTAATTATTAAAAATAGCACTCAATCGGGCAGGGAGTTAAGCCATCTGAAGAAAAGGTAGGTGAAAGACATGAGCAGAAGACAAGATCTAAGAATCTTGGCAGCATATGCAAATGCACCAGAGCAGTTTCCAGAAGGAAATGTACCGATAGCATATGCGGCAGAGAAGATGGGGAAAGATGCTTGTTTCATAAGGGCAGGCATTGAAGCCGGATGGCTTCCAATCGGATACGCATTTAGAAAAACTGGAAAGAGCAGGACGAACTATTACATCAGTCCAAAGCTGTTCTGGGAAGTCACAGGAATCTTATGGAGACCAGAGAAAGGAGCATAAATGGCAACAGCAATGGTGTTTAGCTTATATGTAACAGTCAGTATGATCATTTGTTTGATTTTATCTAAGACAAAAATCGGACAAAGAGCGATGGACTGGATGCTGGATAAATTAACAATGAAATGAAAGGAGAAAAGGATGATCGATGATTGATGAAACGCTGATTCTGAAAGAAATTGATGAGTGGACTGATATTCTGAATAGAAATATCGAGAGACGTAATCAAGTGTCAAGTAACTTGATGGAAGTTTGTTTGCTAGAAATAGAACTTGCGACATACCAGAGAGTAAAAAACCTAATAAAAGAAAAATGCACCCCTGAGGCGACAACTCCAGAAGGTGCGGATATCAATAGTTTAATACAAGTGCATTATAGCACAGAAAGCGAGAAGGAACAATGACAAAAGAATTTTTATTAGAATGTGAACGAAAATTAGCAAAATCTTATGTATGTATAGCACTTGGCCGCGACGATGACAGCATTGCTATTACAAAAGAGATAGCCAAAGATATTGCTTTTGAGGTTACAAACAGCATACATCCTATTTCTATGGAAACAGCGCCATATGTCGTAGCAGCTTTAAGAACTTTGGCAAATGGTATAGAAAAAGAGATGAATCCATTGGACAAAGAAATTGCAAGAGCATTACAAGAATTAATGGGTAGATTTCAGTTTGTTAAAGAAGAAGTAAAGGTTGATCTATGAAAGAAATTCTGATTGCACCAGGAATCAAACGGATCCAGTTCGGTTCCTTTGATTCCTGGTTAAATGCAAGGCATGGGATTGGTGGATCTGATGCATCTGCAGTATTAGGACTCAATCCATATAAAACCAATATAGAACTGTATTTAGAAAAGACAGGGCAGGGAACAGCTCCAGATATTTCGGATAAGGACTATGTGAAGTACGGGCATGATGCAGAGCCATTGCTTAGATCACTGTTTGCACTTGATCATCCAGAATACAAGGTTGAATACTTCGGAGACAACATGATCCGAAACGAAAAGTATCCATGGGCACATGCATCCTTAGATGGAGAGTTGACTGATCAGAATGGTCACAAAGGAATCTTAGAAATTAAGACAACTAATATCCTACAAAGTATGCAGCGTGAGAAGTGGAAAGATCAGATTCCGGACAACTATTACATCCAGGTATTGCATTATCTGCTTGTCACAGAATATTCATTTGTGGAGTTGAGAGCACAGCTTAAATCAGTGTGGCAAGGGCAGATCCAGCTACAAACAAAAGATTATCATATTGAGCGATCAGATGTAGAAGAAGATATTGAGATATTAAAACAGGCAGAAGAAGAGTTCTGGCAGAAAGTTTTAAAAAGACAGCAACCGAACTTGATTCTTCCAGAAATTTAAAAGGAGAAATTGTCATGAATCGATACGAAGAATATATGAAAGAGGTTCAGGAAAAGAAAAAAGAAAATCAGGCTATTGTAAATAAAATTGTGGAGATTTTAAAAGGCAATAACCTGACTGTTGAACATATTGAAGCCATCTTAAATATGACTCGTGAAGAGGTGATTAAAAAGGCGCACTTATAACAGAAATCAATAAAGGAGAAATACATGGAATTTAAGATATACAATCCGCAGGAAGAAGGATTCCTGAAAGAGATTGACTGGAATTATGAAGAATTAAAAACAGAGATCCAGAAGAAAGCAAACGACTATATGAATCTGGTCTATACAGCAGATCAGATCAAGGATGCAAAAAAGGATCGTGCTAATCTTCGAAAATTTGTAACCGCATTAGAGAACAAAAGAAAAGAAATCAAACGACAGGTCATGCAGCCATACACAGCTTTTGAAGAACAGGAAAAAGAACTGATCGGCATCGTTGATCAAGCGATTGGAAACATTGACATCCAGATCAAAGGATACGAAGAAGCAACACGGCAAGAAAAATTAGAGAAAATCAAAGGAATCTATTCAAAGACAATCGGTGATCTTGATCGCACGGTTCCATTTGAAATAATCTATAAGGATTCTTGGTTAAATGTATCAACGACATTGAAATCTATCACAACAGAGATCGCAGAGATCAGAGATAAAGTTGACAGCGATCTGAAAGTAATCAATGCAGATACAAGTCCTTATGTTTTTGAAATGAAAGAAGAATATCTAAAAGCTTTTGATCTGAACGCTGCAATGATGAAGAAACAGAAGTTAGAAGAAACCGCCAAGAAGAAAGCCTTATTTGAGGAAGAGCAGAAGCAGAAGGAAGAGCAGAGACAGCAACAGTTAAAAGAAGAAGCGCAGAAAGTGGCATCTGCTGGCGAAAGCAAAGAAGCACCAGAGATGCCAAAAGAACCGGCAGAAGTTCCAAAACCTAAACGTACGGAAGAAAGAACTGTAGCGATTACATTTCGTTGTGTTGTAAAAGAACACAACTTTGATGAAGCGAATGCGAAGATCAGTATTCTTAAGAAAACATGTGAAGAATTTAAAATCATAAGTCAGGAGGAATTATAAGATGGCAGTTGGAAACAGTTTAGCAAAGAAAAGAACAGACATGTATCAGAACGCACAGGTTGCGACATACGAGGTTGCCGGACACAAAATTGAATTAACACCAGAGATTATAAAAAATTATATGATTTCTGGAAATAAAGAACGTGTGACAATGGAAGAAGTCATTATGTTTATGAATTTGTGTAAGCATAGTGGTTTAAATCCATGGGTAAAAGAAGCGTACTGTATTAAGTACGGAAACGAACCGGCAACAATGGTAGTCGGAAAAGAAGCTTATATGAAGCGAGCAGAACAGAATGAATTTTACGATGGATTTGAAGCGGGGATCATCGTAGTTGATAGTCGAGACGGTGAGGTTATTCATAGATCTGGAAGTTTTCGTCTGCCTACAGAAGAAGTTATTGGTGGATGGGCGAAAGTCTGGAGAAAAGATAAAGCACATGCATATGAAGCAGAAGTTGCGTTTGATGAATACGCAGGCAGAAAAAAAGATGGAACATTGAATAGCCAGTGGAAATCAAGGCCGGCAACAATGATCAGAAAAGTGGCATTGGTTCAGGCATTAAGAGAAGCTTTTCCTTCAACTTTCGGTGGTATGTATATTGCAGAAGAAAGCGGTTATACAGAACCAGAAAACGGACAGCAGTATTTTGCTACAAGGGAAGATGAAAAGATTCCAATGATGCAGCAGGAAGATTTACCGGACAGTACGGTTCCTAAAGAAGAACCACAGCCAATTCCAACCGAAACAGAAAAAGAAGAACCACAGCAGTTCTTTAAATAAAAGAAAGGAGCAACACCATGAAACATATTAACTTAGAACAGTTTGCAGGAGGGAAACTTTCAGTACAGCTTAATAAGGCATTAGAAAAGATCACTGAAAATGTTCAGGATCCGAACACTGATGCGCAGAAGGTCAGAAAGATCAATGTATCAATCAGTTTCCGGCCAAACGATGAAAGAAACTTTGTGGCAACTACGGTAGAAACAAAGTTAAGTCTTGCACCAGAACTTGGAGCTACAACAGCACTGAGTATGGGCAGAGATCTTCGCACCGGAGAGGTTGAAGCGGTTGAAATCTTTAACCAGATTCCTGGTCAGATGAATGTTGATGATGTGATCGACCAGGAAGAAGATGAAACACCGAAAGCTTTTGATCCGGATACTGGCGAGATCTACGAACCAAGCAACAAAGTGATTGACTTAAGAAAAGCAAAACAGGCATAAAACAGGAGGATACATAACAATGGATAATACATTTTTAAGAGAAGCAATCGAAAAGATTGAAGAACTGACAGACAGTGCAAGAGAGCCACACGTTGTAGAAATCGCAGGAAAGACTTATTGCGATAAATCTATGTCACGATATGACAGAGAAGAGTTTGCAGAACCATTGACAGCTACAAGTCTTAATTCTCTGGTCGATTATATCAGTGGAAAGAGTGAAGAGTTAAGAGAATCTATGATCATTCACGTAGAATCTCCAACAAGAGTAAGATTACTATCTGGTCTTACACAGGAAAGAAATCGAGAAGAATTATTCCACGTAGGTACAAATTCAAATGGTTTTGATTTCGATCATTACTATGATCAGGAAGCGTTTGTAATCAACATGCAGACTGCCTTTAAACAGAGTGATGAAACAGAACTGATTCTTTCAGTTGCTGGAAATGTAGAAAATAAAACAGTGGCCAACTATGGAGATGATGGAGTCAGCCAGAAAGCTACGATCACAAAAGGCATTGCAGGAAAAGAAGATGTGATCGTACCGAATCCGGTAACACTTCGTCCATATCGTACATTTTTGGAAGTAGAACAGCCAGAAAGCAAGTTTATCTTCCGAATCAGAGAAGGTTCCGATGGGCAGCCAATGTTTAAATTGGTAGAAGCTGATGGTGGACTTTGGAAGTATGAAGCAGTAGATGCTATCAAGAAATATTTAACAGAGAATTTACCGGAAGAACTGTTAAAAGTGATCACGATCATCGGGTAACAGTTATGGAGACAGTTAGATTTACAGTCCCTGGTGAACCGAAAGGAAAAGCCAGGGCAAGAACTGTCCGTAGTAAAAAAGGTGGAACTTTCTCATATACGCCAGAAGGTACTATGTTGTATGAGAATCTGATCAAGTGCTGTTACAGGCAGGAATCAAACAACATCATTTTTAATGACGGACAGCCCTTAAAAGTAACGATCATAGCTTATTATCCGATCGTTAAGAGTACAAGCAAGAAAAAGAAACAACAGATGTTGGAAGACCTTATGTTTCCAACGAAGAAACCAGACATTGATAACATTGCAAAAAGTATTCTTGATGCTTTGAATAAACTAGCATACAGGGATGATACGCAGGTTGTAACGCTGCATATGGAAAAGCATTATGCAGAGGACCCACGAGTTGAAGTAGAGATAGAAGAAATCAAATAAGAAAAGGAGAATCGTTTTGGCCAGACAGAAAAAACAAGGCATCGATTATTTTTCTTTGGATTGTGATTTCTTTTCGGATAGGAAGATAAAGATCTTGAAATCCAGATATGGAGCAGACGGGATCACAATTTTCATTTATCTTCTTTGTGAAATATATAGAAATGGATATTACATCATTGTAGATGATGATTTTTACTATATCGTGTCAGATGATCTGAACATGAATAGTGATAAGGTGAAGCAAGTCTTGACATTCTTATTGGAACGGTCGATGTTTGATAAACAGCTTTTCCAGTCGGACGCTGTCCTGACTTCTGCCGGAATACAGAAGAGATTCCAGTTAGCAGTAAAAACAAGAGCTAAGAAGAATCCAATAAAAGTCGACAGGTTCTGGCTTTTAAATGAAGAAGAAACAGAACCTTTTATTAAAGTTACCCATTTTGAAGATAATTCTGAGAATAATACGGATAATTCCAAGAAAAATAATGATAATTCCCGAGAAGAATCCCTAAAGGAAAGTAAAGTAAAGGAAAGTAAATATTATTATAGCAATCCAGATCTGAACAGAGAGTTCTGTCTTTATCTTGATATGAGGAATCATACTGGACCAACATTATCTGCAGAACAGATCAATGCCTTGAAAGAAGAACTAGATTCTCTGGCTGAGAATGATTCTGATAAGTTGGGCATTGTAAGAAAAGCATTTGGTGGAGGATATAAGAGTTTCTTCCCTACATCAAAGAAACGGAAGAAATCAACACCGAAACCAAAGAAAGAAGAAACTATACACAATTTTACACAGCGAGAAGTCAAAGATTGTGAGTTTGAGAATCTGGAAAGACAGTTATTAAAGAAACAATTAGGAGGTGACATAACGTATGGATAATTTAATTCCTGTTAACTACGATACAGAAGAACCAACAGTATCAGCAAGGGATTTGCATAAAGCATTGAACATTCAATCCAGATTTAGCAGATGGTTTGAAAATAATAAGAGACTATTTGTTGAAGGTGAGGATTATAACAAATGTACATCAAATACAGTTGTTAATAATGGAGCTGTTAGGGAACTAGAAGATTATCAAATAACAATGATAATGGCAAAACATTTGGCTATGATGTCTAGGACAGAAAAAGGAAAAGAAGTTAGAGATTATCTTATTAATCTTGAAAGAGCTTGGAATAGTCCAGAGCAAGTATTTGCAAGAGCTTTGAAGATGGCAGATAAGACAATTGATAAATTAAAATCTGATAATGCAATCTTAATTGAAGACAATGAAAGAATGAAGCCAAAAGAAATTTTTGCAGATGCAGTAACCGCAAGTGACACATCTATCCTGATCGGAGAACTGGCAAAGATTTTGAGACAGAACGGAGTTCAGACAGGACAGAATAAACTGTTTGGATGGTTGAGAGATAATGGATACCTGATCAAAAGAAAAGGATCAGACTGGAATATGCCAACACAGAAAGCGATGGATATGGATCTGTTTGAAATCAAAGAAACGGTAATCAACAATCCAAACGGATCGACAAAAATCAGTAAGACTACAAAGGTTACTGGTAAAGGGCAGCAGTATTTTATTAATAAGTTGCTTGCTGCAAGCTAAGTGAAAAAAACAAAGGCATCCGGTTGATCTCTGTCCGTAGCAACCAACAACCCAAGATTGTTGTTAAAAGTCGTAGTAATAGTCGTGGTAGTTGTGGGTTTCGGGATGATCTTAAGCGACAGGACGTAAAAAGATGATCACATATGCGGACAGAGATCAGCCGGATGGACTGAATTATATACCACAGGAACTATTAACATGCGTAAGAAACAAGCCAATGTATAAGCTATGAGCCTGCTGCCTAAGGCAGTGGGCAGAAAGGAGAACTGATGGCGGATTACAGCAAAGGATTTAAACGCCGTGTTGTGCAGTTATGGATCCAACATGGCATGTCCACAAATGAGATCAGTAGAACATCAGGCATCGATCATAAGACATTGATGAGGTGGTATAAGCGTTTCTACCCTGAGATAACAGGGGGGGGGCAAACGAGACAAAGTGCAAGGATTTAAGATGGCACTATATAGGCAATTGTGCCGGATACCATAAGTAAATAAGTAAAGGAGTACGATCAGACAGCTTAACTTTCTATCTGATTAAGATTTTTTGAGTAACTATTAACGAAGCAAGCAAACGTAAACATATTTTTCAGGTTTTTGTATTTTTATTTTTCACAAACTAGATTTGGTATTACAATTTTTCAACAAATCACGAAACGAAGAATCACAGCAGTTTATATGATCAAGCAAAGAATAAGGAGAAAGTGATCAGTATAAATGCTGTTTCAGGTAGAAAGTTAAGCTGTCTGAGATAGGTAGATAGTATGAGTAAACAAGATTATATAATGCAGGGCAGAAATGAAGGGATTGCGTTCTGTGACAAAATAGCAAAAGAAAAAGGATTAGAAGAGCTACATAGAATAGCAAGACAGAGAAAACTTGTAGGATTAAAGACTCTGATTGATCCTAGACTTTATGAAAGAGACTTAGAAGAAGCAAAAAGACAGATACTAGATACGATCTTGATTATGAGTATTATAGTTTTAAAAGATGAGTTTGATTTTGGGAACAAGAGGTTAGATCGATTTAGAAAAAGATTTAATGAGAAGTCCGAGTGCTTTGAAACAGGGAATATAACATGGATTGATCTAATTGAGCAGATTCAGGAAGAAAACGGAATTGAACTGCAGCTTAGGAAGAATGATACAAATATCTGGAACTGGGGGAAATTATGATGCTGAATAAGAAAGAATTTGAAGGTTATATCTGTGAGATTACAAATAAACCGATCGGAAAAATGAAGTTATGTCCGGACAAGCAGCAGAAGTTAAAGGTTCGGATCAAATGCGATAAAGGATGTGTCTGGTGTGAAAAGGAAAGGAGATAATGGAGATCTATGTTAATACAAGTCGAAGATAAAACGATTGTGAATATACGATATGTCAGAAGTATATGGATATATGAGCATCAGTACAAAGAAGGGAAAAAGGAATACCTTGTTAAATGTGAGATGACAGAAGAAACAGATGAAACTGTTAAGACCTGCAAGACAAGGGAAGAAGCAGAAAACATATTAGAACAGATACTTAATCAGTACGACAGAGGACAGAGAGTCATTAAGATCAAGTAATTGTTAAAGAAAGTTAAGGAGAAGAAAATATGAATGAACAAATTACAATACATTTAGATAATTTAACCGAAGAAGAAACAAAGCTGTTAGGTAAAGCGAGTGAAGAACCGAGCAAGGAAAGTCGTGTGTGGAAGCCTAAAAAAATAGACCAATATTATTACATAAACGATTTTACCGATGTATGTACAGATACTTGGCAAGAAGCCGGTGCTGATTATAAAAGATTTAAAATTGGGAATGTATATAAAACGAGAGAGGAAGTGTGCTTTGCATTAGAAAGAGCAAAGGTAAAAGCAGAACTGAAAAGATACGCATTAGAGCACAATGATCCCGAAAAGGAAGCATGGAATAATGACAACGGTCATTATATGATTGCGTTTAATCATAGAGTAAATGATCTTTTTATAACACGGGGATATTACATAGAAGAATCAGCTACATGTTTTACATCAGCTCCTATTGCTCGTGACGCAATTGAAGCGGTAGGAGAAGAAAGAATCTTAAAATACATTTTCGGTGTAGAGGTAGAAGAATAATGGGCAAAGTAAGACAAAGATTAGGAAAAGCCTATATCCACACAAAAGAAGAATCCATCCAGAGTATCATCATCGATGCTCTGGTGGGTTCCGGATATGACGTGGATGTTGAGGTTACAGATAACGGAACAGGAAACGAAGTAGTGTCATGTGAGATTTACGATGTGGGGGGCAGTAAGAAATGGAAACAATAGGAATGGTATTAAAAATACTAAGCACAATATTATCAATAGCGTGTTATGGAGTCTATCTTTGTTTCGACCGAAAAAAAGATTACTATCAAGCTATTAAATTTTTGGTGCTTGGAGCGATTATGCAAAATTTAACATTACATTTGAAATAGAGGGGTGTTAAGAATATGATCATTGGATTTTTAAGCGGATTATTTATCGGAGCAGTTGCAGGAGTGGCAGTGATGTCACTCTGTGCTGCAGCGAAAGAGAGGGATGAGTTATGACAATAACAGAGAATCTTACAGGTGTCGTGAAAGAGGATCATAAGAGAGTGAAGACAGTAACAGACATTCTGGAAGAAGTTAGAACTGAGATGTGCGATGGTTATTGCGTATATCCAAGAATAACGCCGAATGATTATGAAAAATATAAAAGGATATGCGATGAAGAATGTCCACTGAACAAATTATAAGGAGTGATACATAATGGCATATAGAGATTGTCCGTGCCTAAATTGTAAAGATAGATCACACGGATCAAAGAGAGTTGCTTGTCAGACAGGATGTGAGAAGTATCTGTCCTGGAAGGCAAAGGAACAGGAATTAAGAAGAAGAGAGAAAGAATCACGGCCTTATTACTCAAATGCAAGAAAAGCGATTATAAGAAACTGCCAGATGAAAAGAAAGAGCGTAGGCAGATATGATTGATCCATGCAAAGCGTGTGCAGAGATAATCTGCATGGGCATTTGTGCCGATCGGGTAAACTATAACGAATACTTAGACGGAATTAGGCAGCAGTTAATTGATTTATGTGAGAGGACAAGAAATGACAGAGAAAGAAAAGAACGAGAAGAAAAAAGAGTACCTGAATCGATATAAAAATGCGGTTAGAAAGTATGAGTCTCTCCAGGAACAGGAACAACAGCTCCGATTAGAGATGGATAGACCACGAGCGATTGAATATTCAGATATGCCGAAAGCACATAACCAATCAGATTTATCCGATTACATTGTTCGACTTGATAAGATCTTAAGCAAGATCATAAACAAGAAGAGAGACATGCAAGAAATCAGATTAGACATCGAGAGCAAAATCGCAGATGTGGCGGATGGAACACAGAGCAGAGTATTATATCTGAGGTATATTCGATTCATGAAATGGAAAGATATTTGCGTGGAAATTGGTTATGGATGGAAACAGATCCACAGAATCCATTCAAAAGCATTAGCTAATTTTCAGATTCCGCAAGATGACATAGAATGACACACTAAAAAAATGATATAGTTATTCTAGAACGAATAGATAATAAATCAATTTGTTCTCCGTATAATCTTTTAGGACATCGCAGTAATGCGGTGTCCTTTTTATGTCGCAACATGTAGAATGTATCAGAAACTTATGGTATAATTTGTTGTAAAAGATTTAGGAGGACATATGGATAGTAAAATTAATGAAAACAAAATTTTGAATGCTATATTGAATTTCGAAATAAAAGAAATTGATTCAGAAACTAGATTCTGGATGATTAGAACCAAAAAAGGATATTTTTATGATGAGTTTATTGCTAATAGATTTGTAGCGGTAGCTTGGAATATCATAACAAAGGATACTGTTATTTCAGAGCAAACTAAAGGAACAATTGCAAATAGAATACTAACAGATTACCCAGGCATAAAAAGGCCGACAACAGCAATTAATAAGTGTGTGTCTTTCATAAATGAGATTAAAGAAAATGACATTATAGTTATACCAAGTGAAGGAAGTCGATATATTACTTTTGCAAGAGCAGGAGAGTATTATGAGGAAAAAGAAAATACTGTAGAAGTTGAAAAAACTGTAATTGATAGTATTGAAAATAACACTGTACTAATAAATGAGATTGCGTGCCCTTATTTAAAAAGGCGGCATATCGATATTATAATGACTGTAAAAAGTGAGGATTTGAATCCGAACTTATTCCGTGCGATATCTAATCATCATGGAATAAGTAATTTAGATGGATACGCAAAGAATATACTAAGTACAATATACAATGTATATACATATAAAAATGATATAAATATAGTATTTAATGTTAGAAAAACAGGACCAATTAGTCCTAGGTTATTATCTGGAATTTTATATGGAGTTTCTGACTACCTCAGCAAGCTTGAAATAGAAGACGAAAAGATTTCAACACAAATCAATATCAACTCACCAGGACCAATCGATTTTAATATAATAGGAATTTTTAATACTGTTAAAGATGCGTTTCCTTATTTATTTGTGTTGCTAGTAATGGTCGGAGGCGGCAGTGCGTTTGCATTTAAGGTACCAGGAGTGGTAGATATCATAAAAGAAATTTTGCTTTTACCAGAAGAAAAAAGAAAAATGCAAGCGGAGGCTGAAGGGATTGAATTGGATAATTTAAAAAAGAAAGTTGAAATTTATAATGAAATTAAATCTTTAGGGATTCAACCAGAGAATTTAGTAGGGAGCATTGATACTATTGCTCAAAATGCAGAGCTATTAGATGTTCAACCTCTTGAAAATAATAATCATCCCGTTACTGCACCTATTCCAGAAACTTCCGTTGAAGATCAGCCAGAAGATGAACCAGAAGACGAGTAGGCAGTACGGATAAAATAATAGAAAATAGAATGATTGTATAAGTTAAAGGATGTTTGTTTAAAATAATGTCATAAATAGGAGTTAGATAAATCAAGTTAAAAACAAGTGATAAAACAGTCATAAAACTTAAAAAATACATAAAAATACAAAATATTCTATTAAGTAATTTGATTTTTTTTCGCATATCCAATCCTCCTTTGCTTTATTATACTATTTTCTATTGACAAAATCGACAATAATATTAAACATTTGAAAAGAATCAAGCACCTTCGGGTGCTTTTTTCGTGCATAAATTTAAGGACCTCTAGCTCAGCAGGTCAGAGCAGTCGGCTCATAACCGATCGGTCCAGGGTTCGAGTCCCCGGAGGTCCATTTAAGAAATAAGAAAGAAGGTGGTAATGTTTGAATGAAGAAAAAAACTACATATTGGCAGAGTCTGATTACGTAGCCGGAATGAAGTATAAAGACATTGCTGCCAAGTATGGAGTCTCGATGAACACTGTGAAATCGTGGAAGAAACGATACGCATGGTCGAGGAACAAAAAGACAGGATGCATCCAAAAGGGGTGCACACAAAATAAAAAGGGTGCACACAAAAAAGAAGCCGTTGCAGAGGATGTAAGTCAAGTTGTAATTAACGATGAACTTACCGATCAGCAGCAGCTTTTTTGTTTGTATCAATCTAGGATGTTTAATTATACGAAAGCATACATGAAAGCTTATCCTGGCTGTACTTATGCATCTGCTGCCGTTTTGGGAAGCAGACTTATGAAGAATCAACTGATCAGAGAAACGATTGAGCAGTTAAAGCAGAATCATATGAACAGAGAGATGCTTAAGCAGGAAGATATCTTTCAGAAGTATATGGATATTGCATTTGCAGATATGAATGATTTTATGTCGTTCGGTCAAGAAGAAATAGAAACTGATTATGGTCCAAGGATGGTCAACAGTGTCCGGCTAAAAGAGTCAGATCAAGTTGACGGGACTCTGATCACAGAAGTGAAGCAGGGCCGTGATGGCGTGAGTGTAAAGCTCGCAGATCGTATGAAGGCAATAGATTGGCTTGCAGATCATATGGATATTGCTACAGCTGAACAGAAAGCTAAGATTGAGCAGATCAGAGCTAAGACAGAACAGATCAGAAATAATGACAATGATGATGGAGAGGATGGTGTTGTAATTGTCAACGATGCACCTAAAGATATCGGATATAGTGATACCGAAATATCTTCCGATATTCAACAACAAAACAATTAAACATATCATTCTTACATCTGGCCGTGCAGGTACCAAATCAAGTTATGCGGCAATTAAAGCAGATTATCAGATTGTATCAGATAAACACGGATCGGTTGTAGTACTTCGAAAGCATCATAACAAATTACGTAAGACAGTATACAAGGAAATGCTTCGAGGCATTAATCGATTACAGATTCCAAAAAAGAAGTTTGCGATTACGAAATCTCCAATGGAAATAACATACAAAAAGTATGGAACAACAATTTACTTTGCAGGTTCTGACGGAATTGATGATACAAAAGGTATTATTGACGAAGATCAGCCAATCAAGTTAGTTATTCTTGATGAGTTAACAGAGTTCTTTGACGATGGAGAAGGAGAAGATGAACTTAGCAATATCGAAGCTACTTTTGTTCGTGGAAATACTGGTGGATTCCAAATGATCTATCTTTATAATCCTCCCAAAAATCCAAATGCAGCGATAAATAAATGGTGCAAAAAGATGGAGAAGAGAAAAGATTGTATACATATCCATACAGATTACAGAGACGTTCCGATAGAATGGCTAGGACAAGATCTGGTAGACAGTGCAAAAGAAATGGAAGAGTCTGATCCTAAAATGTATCGATGGGTATGGTTAGGAGAATCTGTTGGTGTAGATGAACTTATTTATTATATGTATGGAAACCGCCATCGATCGCGACCAGATAAAGACAGGAAATATGATCGTATTTATATTGGTGGGGACTATGGGCAGCAAAACGCAACGACATTTCAGGCATTTGGATTAGATACATACCAAAGAAAGTTTCCTGGTTTGGCAGAATACTATCACAGTGGTAGAGATAGTGGATATCAAAAGAGTCCATCCGAATACGCAAAAGATCTTGTTGAGCTTTTGGATGAATTGCATGAAGAATATGAAAACAGAGTATTCTATATTTTTTTGGACCCATCTGCAAAAGGTTTAGCAGAAGAAATTCGAAGAGCAACTAGGAATTTACAGTATTCGGTATTGATGAGAGATGCGGAAAATGATGTTGCACTTGGAATCAGCAGAGTGCAGAAATCGTTAATCTTTGATGTGTTAAGTATTTCACCAGATCAGAAATATGCAGATGAGGAATTTGGCACTTATGAATATGATAAAAAATCAATCGAAAAAGGAAAAGAAGTTCCAGTAAAACTTTCAGATCATTGCATGGATGCAATCCGTTATGCTGTTATGGGAGCATGGGATAAAATAAAATACTGGCTTCCAAGAGATCCAGGAGAGGAGAAACAGAAGATTGAATATATTTAATTATTTCAAAAGAAAAGGAATTGATACGATCGATGCATCGTTTTATCGGAAGATTCAAGAATGGGTTAGCTGGTATAAAGGTAATGTCCGAAACTTTTCTTTTTATAAGATTTATACAGGACGCGGAACATACAAAAGATGTGAACGCAAAAGTATGGGTATGGCAAAAAAGCTTTCAGAAGACATTGCAGATCTGTTACTGAATGAAAGGGTAACGATTACTTTAGATGACGAATATACAAATAATTATGTACACAAAATTTTAAAGAATAATCAATTTATGGTTCAAGGCAACGATTACCAGGAACGTAAAGCATATACTGGTACAGTGGCGTATATCCCTTATCTTGATTCGGCAGATGTGACAGAAGATGGAGTCATTCGATCAGGAATTATAAAAATCAATTATGTTGATGGCCCCAATATATTTCCAGTAAGTTGGGATAACGGAAAGGTTCAGGAGTGTATTTTTACTTTTCCACATACGGTCAATCGAAAAAAATACATCCAGATACAGTCACATTTGATTCGGAATGATGAATATGTGATAGAAAATACGGTTTTAAAGAGTATGAGTGGAAGCCAGGAAGGTACAGAACTAAAGGAAGAAGAATGGAGACAATTAAAACCGTTTAAGAATCTTGCCAAAAGAACAAACACAGGAAGTTTAGAACCGCAATTTGTAATTGATCGCCTAAACATAACAAATAATGCAGATGCGAACAATCCGATGGGAATTGCTATATTTGCAAATGCAATTGACGTATTGAAAAAATTAGATACAGAATATGATTCTTATTATAACGAGTTTTTACTTGGTAGAAAAAGAATATTTGTTGCTCCAGAATTGTTATATAACATTGACGGAACACCGGCTTTTGATCCGGATGATGGAATATTTTACAGCTTGCCGGAAGATTATGATAAGAGTCAAGAAGGATTGATCAAGGACGTTGATATGAATCTTAGGACAGAGGAACACAGCAAAGCTATTAACGATGATCTGAATTATTTGTCGTTAAAATGTGGGTTTGGACCTAAAAGATATAAGTTTGATTCATCTGGAGTAAAAACAGCAACTGAGATCATATCTGAAAACTCCGATATGTATCGAATGATTAAAAAACATGAGATTATCTTGGAAGATGCATTGAAAGAACTGATCAGGATTATTATCCGGTTGGGTATTGTAATTGGAGAACAGTTGAATCCGGATTCTGATATTACGATTGATTTTGATGATTCGATTATTGAAGATAAGGAAACTGAGCGCAAACAAGATATGCAGGATGTGAGTGCTGGAATCATGCGGCCAGAGGAATATAGAGCAAAATGGTATGGTGAAACAATCGATCAGGCAAAAAACAATCTTCCAGAGCAAAATCAGGTGATGGAGTAAAATGAAAAATGAATATAAAAATCGGATGGCAAATAAGATTGCAGCCCATTATGTTGAACTCGAGGAAAGGATTATTCAGGATATTGTCAGGAGAATTGTAAAAACTGGAGAGGTTACAAGTACCGCAGATTGGCAGATCAATAGATTGAAGATCATAGGATATTCATCAGAAGACATTGAGAAGATGTTGAAAACAACATTGAATAAAAGCTATCCGGAAATGTTTGAACTATATGACAAAGTGATCAACTGGGAATATGTTCGAAACAAAGATCTGTATGAACAGGTAAATGCAGAGTACATACCATTTGAAAAAAATAAGCATCTAAATCAAGCGATTAATGGGATAGCGCAACAGTCGTTGGAAGATCTTGAAAATATAACTAGGTCGCTTGGATTTTATTTAGATATCAATGGAAAAAAGACTATGACTCCGTTATCACAGGTATATACAGAACATCTTGATCGTGCATGTTTCGATATTGTTTCTGGAGCGTTCGATTATAACAGTGTTTTGAGAAGAACTGTAACACAATTGACCAACAGTGGATTAAGAACAATAGACTATGTATCAGGTTGGCATAATAGAGTAGATGTTGCAGCAAGACGTGCAGTTATGACAGGGCTGAGTCAGATTACAGGAAAGATCACAGATTATAATGCAAAGAAGCTAGGAACAGAATATTTTGAGGTCGCATGGCACGCAGGAGCACGTCCTACACATGCAGTATGGCAGGGGCAGGTCTGGACAAAAGAACAACTTGTATCAGTTTGTGGACTTGGAACAGTTACAGGGCTGCTAGGTGCGAATTGCTACCATGAGTATTATCCGTTTTTCCCAGGAATATCAGAACGCAACTGGACCGATCAGTGGTTGGAAGAGAAGAATCAGGAAGAAAACAAACCGAAAGAATTTCAAGGAAAAGAATACACGGTTTATGAAGCAAAACAGCGGCAAAGACAAATGGAGACAGCTATGAGAGCTCAACGCGAGAAGGTAAGAGCACTTCAAAAAGGGAAAGCAGATCAAGATGAGATTCTGGCACATAAGATGAAATATCAGGGACAATTAAATGAATATGCGAGATTTTCGAAAAAAATGGGACTTAGACAAGAACGAGAGCGTATTTATCTAGATATGAAAGGAAGAGTAGCGCCTGATCTTAGAAAATTTATTGCAAAGAGCACAGGGAATGATATAATAAAATCAGGAGCGATAAATGGGGCACTTACAGATAAAAATGACCCATTATATACCAGAAGGGACGCACACGCTAACCGATATTATGAATCAATGCGTAATAGTCGGAAGAGTAATATCATTGATCACATTGCAAATAATACCGGAATCTCTAAAAAGAGCATAAATAAGATATATGATCATGTTTTTATAAATGAATATGAATTAAGTGGTGGAAAAAGAAGATTTGATCCAGATTATTATATGGCTGAATCATTTAGAAGATTGAGAGAGGGAAAAAATATTCAGAAGCACGATTTGATAATGTTAAAGCATGAACGTTTAGAGTACGAATTAATGAAAAAATTACATTTGAAATACGATGAAGCCCATAAAATTACAGAAAGAAAGTATAATTATCAAAAGGCGTTAAATAAATTTTTGAAAGAATATAATTTATAGGAGGTGGAAGAAATGTTGAGACTTGAGTTGTTGGAAATCACAGAAATATCAGTAAAATATAAGTACTATCCGGAAAGTTCAAAGGAATATGGAATCATTGCTGTAGATAGAATATCAAGAGAACGAAGCATTGAAAAGCTTTTGCCTGAATACGGAAGTAATTATCCGGCCCATGCATTTAGAAGAATCGAAGAATATTTGACAAATAATAAATTTCAAGAAGAAGATCTTGTCGCTTGGTATTAATACCGCTAGTTATTTTTATGGCTAGTGGTATTTTTATACCCATTTTTAAGAAAGGAGAAAGGACAATGATTGTAAGCACAGTAACCTATTACATTATTCATTAGGAGGTGATCCAAGGAATCTCCCACCGGCAGGGAACGACCGGACAGAAAAGGAAGTGATGTTGTGATAATTATAAGCATAAGACAGAATGGAATAGAAATGAAAGGTCATGCTTGTAGAAGAGAGAATGATGGAATTGATCGGGCGTGTACAGCGATATCAGCATTGACATGCAATTTGATTAATTCACTGAACGATCTAACAGATGATAAGATTGAATCAGAAGCAGATAGCGGTCTTACTATGATCAAATGGCAAGAATTATCTGACAAAGGAAAATTATTAGTAGATTCGTGGTTCTTGGGACTTTCTGATATCAATCAAAAATACAACTGCATACAATTTATTTAAGCATCCGAAAGGGTGTTTTTATTATGTCCAAAACATGAAGACATAAAAAGCATTGGTAATAACACTCATATATGGAGGGAAAACATGAGAAAAAGAATGTATTTACAGCTCTTTGAGGACGGCACAGGAGTTGGCTCTAATGGACAGGGTGGAAATAATGCCGGGAATGGTAACGGTAACCAGGGAAACGCCGGAGAAACAGGGAATCAGGCAACATTTAGTTATGCACAGGCAGAAGAGATTGCACAAGCGAGAGCGGAGCGTGCAGAAAGATCGGCTTTAAAATCATATTTTCAGCAGCAAGGTATGTCAGAGGATCAGGTTACACAGGCAATTGCTGATTATAAAGCGCAGCAGAAAAAGAATCAGCCAAACGTAACTCAAATGCAGCAGGATCTTGCAGATGCAAGGAACGAAGTGCAGCAGATGAAAAATGAGAAGCTTTTAGCTTCAAAAGGAGTAAAAACAGATGATCTTGACTATGTGTTATACAAAGTTTCTAAAATGACAGATGAAAAAACAAGTTTTGAAAAGGCAGCAGATAAGTACTTGAAAGAGAATCCAAGATTCACATCAGGATCAGGGTATCGAGTTTCAACATCAACAGGGAATGCATCGAACGGATCCGTGGAAAATGTAAATGCTACGATCAATGATGCAATTCGATCTGCAGCAAGAAGATAATGGAGGTATGAAATGTTTAAGGAACGAATGAACTTAAGATTATTCGATATAGATGCAAATGTGATCGATCGTCTTCTGCTGTAATAAATTTCT